CCGCTTCCTTTGCGTGGGCAAGGGCGGAAAAGAGGCGGGAGAGAAAAGTCAGGAGGTTCATGTGGTCACGTCCTTTCGGTTTTTGGTAAGATAAATCTTCCTGTTGGTGGATACCATCTTGAGCATCACACCGGATACAAGGCCGCTTGCCTTGACCTTGTCCCAGTTGATGCGCCCCTGCCATCGGGAAACGTCCATAATGGGGAGCATTGTATCAGTCCTTTCTTTTTATGTTGGTGAATAGTCAAATAAAGCTTCCTTTGGTTAAGCATTATATTTTGATGAATAATCAGTGTTGCTTGTTATAGTTCCACCTCTAATACTAGCTGTATCATATTTGCTTCCATAACTTTCGCAATTATACAAATACATTTCGGAATTGCTCGCCCAATAATTTGACATTCTGTCGGGGTAATTAGCGTCTGTAATAGTAGAGATTCCGCTCGAACATCCATAATTAGCAGATTTGCAATCCTTATCTGCAACAACTCCACCGTGGCAAGCATAATATTTCCCATTGAGCCGAACAATGTGAGAATTATCATGTGATGTGGTAGCGTTAGAAGACTGCCCGATATCTGATGTTAGATATGAAGAACCATTATTATACGATTCGCAATTTACTTCAAGGGTGTGATTTACAATATTGTTGTTGGCATGATAATTTAGTCCATCAAACGCATTATTATATGCCTTGCAACCAATTAAATAGGAAGTTCCGCCCAAAATACTTAGCCCATTTGAATTTTCTGCCATGTCAGAACCAGAAAATATACACTTAAAAAGCGCAATTACTTTGTTTTCGGAAAGTACCGCTTTCAAAGTATTATATCCATGCAAAAAATGAAGAGATTCAATATAGCAAGAGTTTTTTATGCAAATCGGAGCATTCTTTTCGCCTATTCCATTGTCAATTACAACATTCCCAAGTCCAATTATGTTAATACTTTTTTCAATTTCTTCACCAGCTATAAAATTCTCACCGGATTTATAGACACCCTCAGCCATCAATAGTGTTTGAATGTTTTTAACAGACAAAGCTCCTGCTATAGTTTTTTTAGGCGTCCTTATACTTAATCCATCGTTTACATCATCTCCATCGGGAGACAAAAACACATTTATTCCGTCTTTATTGTTTATGAAACAATTTTTTACATTAAAATCTGTATAATATCCATTGTTATCCTTGTAAATAGTTGCTTTAATTTTATTTTCATCAAACGGAAGAGCAATTGTTTCTCGTTTATTAGCCACGTTTAATTGCTCACCAATATTGTCGTATTGTATCAATGATACATTGCTCATTTCAGAAACGTTCATATCCGATTCATCTATTTTTTTTAGCATAAATGCTGCATAAACGTCCCTGTCGTATTCAATCTTATAGTCATCACTTCTATATTTAAAGTCGAGCAGTGCCACTCCACCGATTGAGTCAAAAAGCTGCAAAGCATACACGTATCCGTCCTTAACGGTTACAAGGTATTTTTTACCAGCTTTAAGCAAAAAAGCTTCTTTATAAGAAGTAATTCTATTGATTGTTCTCAATCTGTTTTTAACATCTATATATTCTATTACCGCGACATAATGTCCTTTATTTACGGCAATTCCTCCCATATATGCCGGCAGATCTTCTTTCTTATATATTCCTATGTCTTCTATATCTTTCCTTAGCTTGCTTTCCACCCCCTTTGCTCTCTCCGTCTCCTCCTTCAGCGCGTCACCGGCAGCTTTTGCATCCGCCGCCTTGCCGGAGAGGGAGAGGGTGGGGTCGATGATGTTATCGACAACGGTTTTTGTTGCGTTGGCGGCAGATTCAACATCTGCAATGCCATCCTCAATGTGGTTCAGCTGCGAAGCGGTAAGCACTTCGCCGTTTGCAAAGTTCTGCTTTTGATAGCTCATTTATAAGTTACCTCCTCTTCATTTTCATTGGTTTGCGTAAAAACCGTTTCTGTTTCGGTATTAACAGGCTCCTCGACTTTTGGCACGGGGCTGTATATCAGGTTGGCTCCATCCCACAAATAGTCTGTATAAAACCCTTCTGTCATGCCTGACAGGTCATCAAACAAAATCTCATCAGGCGGCAGCGGGTTTGGAATAACGCTTTCGTGGCACCACCCGCCGCCATACAATCGACCATCCGAGTTGACTTTACATTTGAATTTGAAATGTTCCATGATATCTACCTCACATAAAACCGTATAGTTCCAACGGACGGCAAACCTCATCGTTTTTCGTAACACCATCAGCAATAGGAACTTCCAAACGTATCACGCCAGTTATAATGTTATTTTTATAGTCGGACGTTCTCTCATTTCCGCTTCCAAAAGTGATACCATTATATGATACTGTTACCTCTCGCCAGTGTACCGTATTCCACGGATAAGCATAAGAGTATGTTTGACCGTTAACAGGAAGAACAATGGTAAGTCTACCAGCACTGCCGCCATCTGCAAGCCATGTTCCTTTTTTATGCGTGTCATAGACCAGCATTACAGACGAGTAGGACGAAAGGTCAATTTTTGTAGTTTGCGCAGTGAATTCTCCTATTGGGTTTCCAAAAGAATCTTTTTGGTAAGGCCATTCAAAAATCTTACTGTTGCGAATTCCGTGAAAAGATATGCCGCCGCTGTATATAGAAACGCTTCCATAGCCATCCGTTATGTCTATACCATTGTCGTTTATAATAACTTTATTGTTTCCGCGAACAACTTGTACGTTTTGACCGGTGATTTGAACTTTGCCTTCCCAGTTGCTACGAGTGATGACCAACCCATTTTCAGGGGTGAACGTTATCATGCTATAAAGCTCTTCTTTTGTTGCACGCTGGTTTATCTTTTTCAGATTTACTCTGTCCGTTGCCGCCTGTTGGCTTGTAACGCCGCTTGTAGACTGTGCGTAGGAAGAGCTTATGACCGTTTCACCCGTGCCAGAAATCGCCGTGTTGCAGTTCAAAGCAAGCGTAACGTTGGTGACAATGGTATCATGCACAACGCCGTTTTTGTCCTTGTAGCGTATCATGTCCAGCGGGAACAAATACGGAGCAGATTTGATGGTAGCGCTATATGGACGGTAGGCAAACCCGCCGCGTGCAGATTGCAGTTCCTTCAAAACACCCTCGTATGCGTTGGTCAGGAAACCGCAGTCGCTTAGGTCAAGCGTGTAATCTGCTGTGCCGGACAAGTATGTGTTGCCCTTGCCATCGTCACAGGTGAAGCCGGTTATGGTGATATCGTTCTCCAATATATCGCTGGAATAGCGCTCACTTGCGGTAATGGTCACGCCGGTCTGCTCGTACCATTTCAGCACAAGCCGTCCGCTGCCATCCATGAACGCGCAAGTGCCGGTAAGCTGTGCGCACCATTGCAAGAGTTGTCGGTAGGTAAGCTTCTGGTTCGTGTCCGGCAGACCGCCGATGCTGAAATAGTGGTTTGGTAGCACCGAAACATCCGTTGCAAGCGTGACATTGCAGATGGAGCAGATTTTCTGAATAAGCGCGTCAACATGGATAGGAAAGGAGAGTGCAGAAGCGTTCACTTCACGGTCGAACAAGACCATATAGTCCAATGCAGAGATGCTTATTGTGCTCAGCTTGCGGGGCGGCGTGTCCACAATGAACAGACCGCAGGGAACCCAATATACTTCTGTATCCACGCTGTAATCGCCAAGCCGACCAGTGCCAAGAATAAAGTTTCCGAGACCTTTTGCAAAGCCAAGAACGGATTTACCAAGAATGAACTTGCCCAGTTCAGAGGTGTTGGCTGCATGGATACCAATTTTTACGTTCAGGACAGCGCCCTCAAAGGAAACATCGTTGAACTTGCCATCGTAGTTACGCAGCTTCAAGGATAGTTCAGACGCGACCGCAGAGCCGACCTCGATTTTACTGTTGGTCACGCAGTACCGGTCAATCTTCAAACCACCCTGAATGATATCTGCATCGGTGATGGTGAACGTCTTGCTGCCAGCGGTGACCTCAATAAGAGCAGTCTGTTTGTTGCCCTCGTTGAAAGATTTTATGATATCTTGCGATACATTGACCATCAGTGTGCAGCCCTTTCGATGATATTAAAAGATATCCCTTCCCAGCGATTCATACGCGAATTGTACATCGGTACAGCGCGGTCGCCAACGTAGAACTCGCTGGTTTTCCAATCGCCAGCCATTGCGTCAAGATAGGTGACGTTGATGTACTCCGGGTTGAACGCTTTCAGGATAGCAGCGGCTTCTTTTATCGTGGTGTACTTCCATTCCAGTTCCAGTTTGACGCACTGTCCAAGACGTTTTTTGTCCATCTTGTTATCCTCTGTGCGTCCGGCATCGGATGCCGAAATGTCCTGTAACCGCCACTGATAAGAAGAGGGGCATTTAAGATACTGCCCATCCACGCTCCGAATCGGATTGTACTGGTCAAGCTCCATAAATGCCCCTCCTTTAAGTACCTACCGGGATAATCGTTTTGCCGTTGCGCTGGTTCGTTCTGTTCACTGCCTGATAGAAGCTGGACACGTTGACCTCTGCGCTTCCTTCCTTTTCAAGCAGAGCCTGCAACAGTTCGTTCTGACGACGCAGAAGCTGGTTCTGACGCTCCATTGCAGCTTCAACACCTTCGCGGATGCCCTCAACGATTTGGTCATTGTTGGCAACTGATGTGTGACCACCCAAAGAGCCAACCATCTCTGCACCGGCTTCTCGGGCGATGAACAGCTGTCCGGCATCGGGGAAACCGCCGCTTGCAAAGCCAAAAATCTTCTTTCCAAGATTTACAAGCGCCCCAATAGGAGACAAATCCCAAAGGGTGTGTTTTATGGATTCCAGAACCTTTGTGCCAGCGGACTTGTCAGAATCCTTCCAAGTCCCTATCATGTCCTTCCACCACTGAACACCACCGGAAATGCCAAGCCCTACACCCGCGCCAATACCGAGAGTACCCGTTCCGACAGGAAGCTTTGTAGCTCCAAGTGCACCAACGCCCGGCAAAGAGTTCGCCTTATTTCCAGAAGAACTGGAGCCGGAAAACTTGTTTTTTATCCAAGAGATAACACCCTCTGCCTGCGTTTTGATAAAATCGAAACCATCAGAAACGATTTTTCCGATGCCGCCGTCCTTGCTGAACAGCGTAGAGAAGAAGGATTTCAGGCTTCCGTATGCGTCTTTCAGCAACGGAACTTGGTCAATGACCTCGCCAACTTTGGTTTTCAGGGCGTTAAAGGTGGTAATGACGTTCTTCACGCTGTCAATGGTGTCAGACACGTTCTTGATAGCAGCAGAAACCTTGTCAAAAACAAGGTACACGCCCTCAAACGCCTTTTGGATGGCAAGACCGGCGGCACCAAAGAAGCCGTTATACTGGTACTCGTTTTCAATCTCTGCAACGCTCTTTTTCACAAAAGACCGTATATCAGAGACCGCGCTCACAAAGCCATCATGCGTGTTCAGGATAGACTTCGATGCAGCGGTAAGCGCGTCAATGGAGGATTTGAATCCATTGGAAATGTCTTTGCCCGCCTTAGTAACCGCGTTGATGCCCTCCGTGAAATCGCCCAAGTCGGTTTTCATCTTCTTAAACCAGCCACCAAAACTATCATTGGTGGTGCGCACAGAACGTTTCAGCGCGTTTGCTGTTTCCATCATGGACTTGCCGCTTGCGTCAATGGACAGGCTGATAGAGCCATTGCCCAATCCGTAGTTCTCATCTGCCAGCTGAGAACCGATGGTCTTTACTGCATCAGACACGGACTGGATAGCTTTCACCGCAAGGTCTTTGGCAGCGGAGATACCGTTGGCGAGACCTTCTACGATATAACCACCGTAGCCCTTGAAAACTTTGGAAGGGGAGTTGATGCCGGTGTCTGTCGTGAACTTATCAAGAATGGCTTTTGCAAGACCGCCGACAGACTTTTTAGCACTTTTGATGCCCTTGTTGATGCCATCAATCAAGCCCTGAACGATGTTCTTGCCGTAGTTAAGGAACTTTTGCGGCAGTTCTTTCAGAGTGTCGACAAGGCTGTTCCAAGACTTATCCCAGTTTGTCTTAAAGCCTTGCCATTTTTTGTCCCACCAGACGCCTACTCCAACAAACCATTGCTTTAAGTCGGCACTTGCTTTGTTAAGAGCGACCGTGATTTTATCCCAGTTCTGGTAAATGGCAATCCCAGCATCAGTCAGACCGCCCACAATTAAACCGATGATTGCACCGATTCCAGCAGTAATCGGGCCTCCGAGAGAGCCTATAATTGCGCCAACAGCAGCACCAGCCATCGTAGAACCAGCAGGAATCAGCAAACCGTTCAAAATATTCAAGCCGTTTGTTAAAGCATCATAAACGCCGGTCACAAACATTGCAACGCCAGCTACAACACCAGCAACAACCGCGCCAACTAACGCACCGCCCATTTTGCCGCCTGCGGCAGTAATAGCTTTTGCAACGGCACTATCTGCAAAGGAAGTCGTGATAAACTCTGCGATTTTTGAGCCAAGCAATGCTGCGCCGCCAACAAACGTAATAGCACCTACAAGGATTTCCGCAAAATTGATAGCGTTAAGCTTGTCCTGAATAGCTTTCTTGATACCATCAAACATCAGGAAAAATCCAAGGCCTATCAGAATGCCACCGGCGACCATGCCTTTCAAAATGCCGATTTTTTTGATTGCGTCAACAAGGTCTGCAATAAAAGTGGTCAGCTTCCACAAAGCAAGCGCTGCGGTAACGGCGCCGATAATCGGAAGCATCCCTCTGATTTTTTCCTTGATGCTATCAATCTGCTTCGCAAACTCTTCGTTGTACCGCTTGAACATATCGTAGCCGGACAGATCTACATCGCCTAAGATGTTGCCAGCAGCACCAGCACCAGAACCGGAACCACCGGAAGAACCATTGTCCTTCTGGATGACGTTTAGTTCATCAAAGCCCATGATGTAGTTCTTGAACGCCTTTGCAGCCTTGCCGGTCGCTTTTGTGGTATTGTCCATCGCATCCGTGACGCCACCAACAGCATCGCTTGCGCTGCTAAAGTCTGGGAATTCCACCTTGACGCCCATTAACGATGCAATGCCCGTCACAAGCTCTTTGACCAGTTCAACGGCAGCGATCAGCGGGGGAAGGATGGATTTCAGGACAGGGTAAAGCAAAGAACCAACGGCGCGAGCCAGACTGTTCAGCTGTGCCTGCAAAATACGAATCATGTTTGCAGGGCTAGACAAAGTGCGGGCGAAGTCTCCCTGCGCATCGGTGGTTTGCTTCATGATGGCAATGTACCGCAGAACAGCCTTATCGGCCTGAGACAGGGTAGAAACGCTCTGCGAATAGCCAAGATTAAGCAGCTCCTGTTGCAACCGTGCGTTAGAAATATCGACACCAAGACGGCGAATCGGTTCCAATTCGCCAGAGATAGCTGCCTGAATCTTCGTAAAGGATTCCGCAACAGGGATATTTTTCAAAGAAGCAAGGTCGTAGCCAAGCTGCGTCAGGTTCTTGGACAGCACATACGCCTTATCGCTTGCCATACCAAACGAGGTGGTCAGACCCTGAATTGTTGCCATGTTGTTCATGGCTTCGGTGGGGTCGATGCCAAGCAAAGTCTCCATCTTGTTGATGAACGTGCTTGCTTCGCCGGTCAGCCCCTTCATGGACACGCCGAACAGGTTTGCGGCTTCATAGTAGCTATTGAACTTCTCCGCTGCGTTGCCAAGATAGGTTGCAATGGCTTTCAGCGAGACCAGCTTTGCCGCAGACCGCATGAACCCATTCAGCTGATTGGAAAGGCTCATGTAGCTTTTTTTCTGCCGTTCGTTGGCAGCAGTCACACGGTTTGCCTGCGTGACCACTTTGCTCAACTGCGGCGGTAGCTTTGCAAAGGCGTTGCCTACCTTGTCAAGCTGAGATGCAAGGGGAGCAATGCCATCATACAGTTTTTGACAAGCCGTAGAAAAATCACTCACTGTCTTGCTATCTAGCTTTTGCGCGAGGTTAGGAACTTTGTTGAGACCATTCAGGACACTTCCAAGATTTTTCAGATTGCTAAAATCCAAAACAGCCAACGGAGCAATGCCGTTCATCAACAACCGGCAACTTTCGGCAAGCTGGGTGTAATCAGCCTTGTTTGCTTCGGACACAGCACTCGGAATTTTCTTAATGGCATTTACAACGGAATTTACACTCTTCACGCCAGCGGTGGTGTTGACAGAAGAGATACCGTTCAGGAAGTTTGTAACCTTATCCAGACCGGAAATTCCGGCAGACGATTGTTTCAGCGCGGAAATGGAACTAGACAGCTTATCAAGGCTTGTACAGACCTTACCAACACTGCCCTTCGTCCGCAAATTAGAAATGGCGGTAGCGAGCTTGTCAATATTAAGCTCTGCGCCCTGCGATTCCGCAGAGATTTCTACGGATAAGCTTGTAATATCAACATCAGCCATCACTACCACCATCCTTCTGATTCATCATAGAGAACATTGCCCTCTTGATGCGTTCCTGCGCTTCCATTGCGCGTTGGTATTCGTACTCGTCCTGCTCTTTCTGCGTGAGAGGAATCGGTCTATCCATGTACTTGATGGGACTAGACCCTTTCTTGCGGAACATATTGCCAACCGTAGAGGAAAGTGCAGATGCTGTGTAAAAGCCGTTTCGCCACGCTTCAACGTTGGCTCTGCGGGCGCGCAGCTCTTCCGCGTCCCGGTAGACTTTTGCAAGCCAAACATCGTCACGCCAGAACTGGTCATAGGTCATTCCAATGGAAATGTAATAGGCTTCTACATCATGGAACAACTTGGATACCGAAAACGGTTCGCCGTGTTCTTTTTCGCTGTCTCCTTGAGATTGTGAGGTTACACAATCTCCCACGTTGCGTTTTTTGCGGTCTTGTCCTCTTCATCGGTGGCGACCAGAGCCTTGATAGAATCCGCGTACATCTCCATCAGGGCAGCCATCAAGCCTTCCTTGTCCTCGATGTGCGCAAGCATATCATCGACCAGCTTGCGCTTGATGCCCTTGTTGCGGGCAATGAAAGCGCCGTAGAACAGAGCGGAGGTGTTCTTGATAGGGTTGATGCCGTTGGAGAACTCGTAAATCTGGAAGCCGTTGCGTTCAGTGGCTTCGGCGCTCTCGCGGGTGAAAGTCAGCTCATAAGTGTTCTTGCCATCGGGGGAATGAAAGTTGATAACCTTAGCAGCCATAATAAATGCTCTCCTTTATAAATAGGGGCAGAACCAAATCCAATGTTCAGTTCTGCCCGGTTTGATTGATTTGTTTTTTTGCGGTTTAAATGCCAGTGAGGGTCAGCTTTTCGCTGAAACTCGGGGTGGAGTGGAAAATGCAATTAATGGTCATTTCCACAACCTCGTCCACGCCAAAGCCGGACAGACCAACCTGATGCATACCCTGCCAAGTGAAGCCGGAGCCGTCCTGCATCTTCAGAGCGTAGTACTTGTCTGTGTTGGATTCCGAAGTTTCATCGTAACCGGCATCTTTGACCTTCTTGTAGTCATCCTTGTTGTAGTTTGCAGTAAAGGCTTTAGTATCAGCCTGAATAATGCCGAAAATCTGTTTCTGCATACCATCAGACAGAGTGGTTGCATCCAGAAGGTTCGGGTCGGAGATCAGGTCAGGCACATCCTTGATGTCGCACAGCTTCGTCAGAGCGGTTGCGCTGTCGCCACAATACAGGGTGGTATTCAGACCGGAGATAGCAGTACTCATAGAATGTTTACCTCCTTAGTTTCGGTAAATCATTCCGTCCTCTCCGATTGTTGCCCCATAGCTGCAATCAATCCGATAGACGGAATTGTTGTACAGCCCATTCAACGGGGCAAACGATTTTCGATAAAAATTGAGCGGTTCCAATGCAGAATCCACGATGTCCACAATGGAGCGGGCTTCTGCAATGCGTCCGCTGGTTTTGTTGGAATAGACACGCACACGCAGGGAAACGGCAGCATACTTGCTTCGACTGGCAGAATCCCGATGAACCGGAAGGTTGCTGTTTTCCTCTATCTGCACACACGGAAACTTCTTGACGTTGCTGTCATTGATTTCACCGGTGACAAAGATGCCGGGAACTTGCTTTCGCAATTCCTTAGCAACAGCCGTGAAGATAGAGTTGAAATAATCAATCAACTATTCCAAACCTCCCTCCACGTTGCTTCTACTTGAGAAGCCATTTCTTCAACAGCCCCCCACATAGCCATAGCCGGTTCGTTACCACTGGTGTAGTTCAACTGGCCCTTGCCATCGACTTGCTTAACAGGCGTTCCGGCGTTGCCAGATTCGCCATAGTAGTACCAACGCTTGTGCTGTCCGTTCCCTTTGCCGTATGTTCCGTGTTCGCCCACGCCAGCGGGGAGTTCGCCGCCATAAGCGGAATGAGATACGCCAGTGCCGAACTCGATAAAAGCAACTGACTTTCCTTCGGCAATGATGGTGCAGGCGTTGCCATTTTGCTCGACACGACAAGAAACATCGTTGCTACCAGCATATTCGGCATTAGCAAAACGAACTTTCGCAACATCAAGTCCCTTGTCAGCCAACGCCCGCGCAAGCTCCTGCGCTTTTTGATTCAGGGTGGTCTTGTACTCCCGTATCTGACGTTCCGCATCACGAAGTCCGGCATCGCTCAACCTCACTTTAATTTTCACTTGCAGCCACCTCCTTCAGCGCATACAGCGTGTCCGTGATATGCTCTGCGACCTTGACCACAATGTAGTTGAAGGGCTTTGAAACGTCCGTCTGAAACCAAACGCGTGTGCCCTCATAAAGCGGTGTGTTGCGCTTTCCGCTAGACGAGCTGACAACATAACTGTAATCCGTGAATGCTCCAAAAGGGCTTGCTTCAGCAGAACCAGTAGGCGGGCTGACGTTCAACATCAGCTTTGCAGGGTCACTCCACGTTTGCGATGTCTCGCCAGTTTCGTTTCCCCATTCGTCCACAACAGGTTCTTTCTCGCCGATGGGGTTTGAATACCAAAGCGGGCGCTTGTCCAGCGGGCTTCCATTGAACATCAGCCGATAACACCTACTCTCGGAACCACTTCATTTAGCAGGGACTGCGCCACATCAGAGCTTTCCCACACACGAGTGATGCCATTGTTGGTATAGCTCGTCTGTCCGTTTGCACCGATGTGGTTGTACAGTTCCGCTGCAATGCGTATCTGCAACGACTGATACTGCAAGGGCAACTCGTCCGGTCTGTTGCCGAAGGGGTAGCCCTGTGCAAATATCTTGTCTTTGGCGAAATCAAGCAGCAGGTCGAAGAGTGGGTAGTCCTCGTCCGTGATTTCACGGTCAAGTGCTGGGGCAATGTATTGCCCCAGCTTGACTGCCGCTTCAGAATACTGGTCTCCCATGCTGCTTTCCTCCTTTCGCCTTAGTAAGCCTTGATGCAGTACACAGCGTCCATGCGCTCAAAGGACGGCAGGACGATTTCGGAAGCGTAGACGTTAGCGTTGACCGGGTGAACGGTCAGCTCGGTGGTGATGGCAACGCCGGTGTTCACAATGGACACAGATGCACCAGACTGGCCAGACAGCAGGTCGGCTTCCTCAGGAGTAGTGCCGTACCAGACATTGCCCAGCGCGCCAGCAGGGGTGATAACCACCATGCCGTCAGGCAGGTACTTCTCGCTTGCGCTGTACTGGTCTGCCTTGAACATCTTGTCGTACAGATGGATGGTCAGACCGGTTGCAGATTCGACAATCTGCCGTGCTTCGGCATCCAGCAGAACGGCGTTTGCCTTTGCGGTGACGGTCATAAACCGATTCTTTACCTCGTCCGCAGCGATCATGTTGCGGAAGGTTGCGGTATTCATGTACACCTCAGTCACAACCTCGCCAACGCTTGCCAGAACAGCGTCCTTTGCAGCGTTCAGGTCAGCAATGGGGGTGGCAGTTGCGGCAGACCATTTGGACTTGGCAACACCACTGATGTCCTTGAAGTTGGTAGCCTTCCAACCGCCGTCCGGGTCGTAGTTGTAGGTATAGTCCACACCGTTTGCCTTGATGGTGATGCCAGGAACGCCATTCGCGGGAGCCAGCAGCTGCCAGATCATGCGCTCAGGCACAATGCGTGCGCCAGTGATAAGCTGTGCGGTGTCATCGTACAGACGGTTCATCACGTCACGAGCATAAGGGTCGTTGCTGTCCAGAACACGCAGGATTTCCTGACGGTCTTTCTCGCCCAGATGGTAGCCCTCACGGAAGAACGGCATCTCGGTCTCATCGAACTTGAAGCCCTCACGGGTACGGAACGTAGCCTTTGCATCAAATGCGCTGGGCATCAGGGAAATGCCAACGCCCTTGTGACCACGCAGCCACTTCAGGTCAAGACCGGCCTTCTTCTTGGCAGGGAACAGTGCGTCAGATGCAAAGGGCATCGCATTGGTGGGGTCATTCGTCCAATAGGCGGCAATCGCAGCCGGGGCAAAGACTTCCTTAAGATTCAGTGCCATGTTGTTTTACCTCCTATTAAGCGTTCACGCTGATGTTGTCACGGCAGAAGATGCCGGGAACGGCGGTCTTGAGTGCCTTGATTGCGTCAGCGTCAAAGGTGAAGCCAGAACTTGCAGCTGCTTTCTTGGTGTCGATAACGCCACGAATCAGCAGAGAAGCGTTGGGGTTCTCGTTCGGGTCAACGTCATACAGCAAAATGCCATCGGCGTTGATTGTCTTTGCGCCAGTGTCACCGGACGCGGTAGCTTTCGCGCCAGCCAGCGTCATGGGATAGCCAGCCTTAACCGCAGCAGTTTCGGTCACGGTAAAGGGAATGGCAGTGTAGTCATTGGAAGCAAGGATGGTGTCGTTGATTCCGTTGACCGTGTTTCGGGTAAACTTCATGTTTTCCTCCTTGTTAATGGAAAGCACTCATTGCGTCACTCGATGCCTTAGAAGTATTTGCGTTCTGCTGTGCAAGGCTCTTAGCAAACGCCACGCCCTCACTATCAGAGCTGCCCTTACCATCCGCACCCGGAGGCGTGGGCATATCCTTCAGCAAAGAAGCCTTGTATGCGGTGTCATGGGCGGTCATAAACTCCGACTGGAACTTAAACACCTTGTCCATGTCGCCGTCAGCCAGCGCAGATGCAGCCTTGCCAGCCAGTTCAGCGTCATAGCCCTGTGCAACGAACTTCTCACGGTAGGATGCAAGGGTCTTTTCCTTGACGAGGTTCTCCTTGTCGGCAGTCAGAGCTTCAATCTGCTTCTGCATCTCTGCCAGCTTGTCAGCCTGTTCCTGTGCGGCGTTCTCGTCATCGGTACGCTTTGCTTTGAGCTGCTTCTTGTACTCGGCGGCTTCGCCGTTGGCTTTCGTCACGGCGTTGCGCAGCTTCTCGACCTCTGCGTTAGGGTCTGCAACCTTTTCAAGCGCAGAAATGATTTCATCGGCGGTCATGCCCTCTTTGTAGGCATCACCAAGCAACACATTGAGTTTCATATCGTTAATTTCCTCCTGCGTTTTTTTACCGTTGCTTCCCTGCAACGCTGCGAAATTTGTATCCCGGCTTCCCTGCCGGAATATATCAGCCCGCTTGTGCGGATTGATTTCGATTGAATTTAGCAAAAACATTGAACTCATTTCGTACTCATTAACGAAAACAGGGTATTTCTGTTAATGAGTTCAACTTTTCAAGCCCAAAAAGTTCAATTCGTTCCGATTTTGTTGACGTTAACAAAATCGTCAGACCGTTCTATGTTCCCGGCATTCGTGTCGGTAGCATCCTGTTTGGGCTGTTCCTGCGGCTTCGGGGCTTTTCCGTCCTCGCCCAGCTTTCCAGCGGCAATCAGGAAGGGCTTGCTCATTTCATAAGCAGCCTGTGGGTCAGGGAACAGACCGGGCGTAGTGAACGCCAACTGCGGGTCAATGCTCTGACTGAGCATCTGTGCGAAAATCTGAACCTTGCTCTGCTGGTTGTCGTACTGACGGCGCGGAAGTTTGATGTTAATGTCACTTGCCATCAGCTTAGAACCAGCCGTATCCCGCAAGATTTTCAGCATCACAGACAGGCTTTGACGTTCCGAGAACTTGAACATATTCTCATACTGCTGCGCCCTTGCTTCTGTGTGATTCCAGCCGTTGCGGACGATAACTGCGCCCACGTTGTCAGACGTTGCGTTCTCACTGCCAGTTGCACTAGGCATGGCAGTCAGGCTGCGGTACACGTTCAACATGGAATCAAGCAAGGTCTGGCTCTGCTGCTGGTCAAGCTCGTTTGCAATCTGCGAAACAGAAGCGGGCAGACCAGAGGTAGATTTCAGGCACATTGCGCCCAGTTCCTTGACCTGCTTTAGAGCATTTTCGTCCACAAGGCAGTTGGTGAACACCATAATGGACTGGATGAACTGCGCCACACCGTCTAGACGGTTGCTTTCAAGGTCGTTGATGGCATCCAGCACAGGGATAGCCGGTTCAAACAGACCCATACGCTCCGGGTTCAGCTTGTATTCGACCATCGGCAGCATTCCGAGAGAGTGATTCTCAGACTTTGTAACCTTTCCGTTGTCGATTTCAAAATACTGGTTTGGCGTATACACGCAAATCAGGTCGTTTAGGTCGTTCTGATAATTGCGTGGGATATGCAGCACGTTGGCAATTGGCTTGTGCCCGATACCGGAGTTGTAAATCACATACGCCATATCCGGGTCGGGAACGTCCACCAGCAGGGGTGTTTCGTCCGGGTAGTTGCCGTTGTACCCTTTGTCAGGAAGAACAATGCGGTATCCCTGTCCACACTCCAACATCCACTGCCAGAGCCGCCGATCAAGCGCGTCCTTTCCCTCATACTGCAAAGCGTTAGACAGGCGGGCAATTTCCTCGCCGTCACCTGTTGCCGTTTCAGACCGCACATAAGAGCACGGCGTACCGCTCATATATCCTGTGTAGAAGCCCACGCACTCGTTGGCGTGGTTCTCCACAATGCGGTTGGTGATTTCAGCGTGGTATTCCTTCGTGCGATTGAGGACAGGTTGACTACCCAAATAGTAGTTGTGCAGAAAGCGAATCTCGTTCTTGTTCAGCAGATGAATAGGTTCTGCCTTGCCCATAACCACTTTCAGCACGTTCGTCTGATTGATTTCCGTCTCCGGCGTTTCAATCGGTCTACGCCCGGTCAGCGGCTCATTCAAAAAGCCGCCAACAACCATCTGATACTCAGCCATGCGTTCCTCCTTTCCGGCAAAATAAAAAGCGCAGCAAGACAAACCTGTTAAGGTCTATCTCACTGCGCCAAAACTGCGCTTCAAAAGCTATTCAATTATGCAACTTCTTAAAATATTTTGCGTCATCGCCTTTTAATGAACCGCCGCTCTTGATAATTGCAAAGCAGATTTCGCTATATGCAGAATCAAAATCTCTTGCACGAATAAGGCGTAGCGCATTTTTTAAGTAAATATCACATGGGTATTCGTTCAATTTTTCTTTTTTGAACTTCTTGCCAAACATCGTTCCCTCATTTTTCCGGTGGATGGATGATTTTCACCCATCCTTCTTTTGTGTCTCCTTCGATAACGCCCTTGCATCTGTCACACTTGAAATGGTATCGTCCGTCCACTTCGCCAAGATAGCGATTACAACGGACGTTCTTGTAAATTGGATTCTGGCGGATACAAGGGCAACAGATTCTAACTAGCATAAGCGCTCCTTTCGTTGGATTTCTGGAAACAGGCTGTTGAGCACAGACCTGTCAGAAGCTACTGGGAAACTGTTCGCACTTCCAGCCGTGCTATTCTTCGCCCGAAGAAAACCATTGCAGCCTTTACATTCAGTTGTCGGACAGATGTAAACGGGTAAGCTGCAATTTTGGTGCTGCATAATGGATTTGAACCAATGTATGTCCGGTTATGAGCCGGATGCTCTAGCCTGACTGAGCTAATGCAACATAGAAACCCGGCTTGATTGGTTAACCGCTGCTCTTTGCAATGCCATGCCTAAACATTACATCAAGAGCCGGGAATAGCGGTGGAGGTTTTGGAGAATAAGTCCATGCAAAGCTAGGTGGTTGGTTGTGCTGCGTAACGGAATCGAACCGTTGCTTGCCAGCCATGGGGGAGGCAGACTGGCATTCCCCAAACAATTGGAAACGCAACATATAAAGCCCGGTGAAGGTGAAAGAGTGAAAAAACCTCCACCGGTGAAAGGAGGAATATGCTTGTTGACACGCACGCGAGTAAAAATGACAAAACCCCGCGTGTAAGCTATTCCTTTAAGGGAAGCTGCAAAACTTCCTGCGTACATTATAAGCCTTGTCAAGTGGTGAAATCAAATAAATAGACCCAGCGAACACAATATATTGTGTTTTTAATCAAAAAGGCCTCTTGACAGGCTCAATTTTACTGATTCCGTTGTAAAGTTCATCGGCAAGCTGCGCCAGACTGTCCGGTGCATCATCGTGCGGAACTTTGCCAAGCTGCGTGAACATCGTCACCTGCTCCATGAACGCCTTGTACTCTTTTGACTGGTGTTTCTCGTCAAGGAAGTAGAACCGCTTGATGTCCGGCGCATACTGGATGATTCTGGACAGCTTGCTTTGACCGCTAGGCGCACGTTGGCTGCGAACAGAGCAGTGATAGCCCTGTTGCCGAAGCTGACTATCCACAACATCACAGTATTCATCGCCGCCGTTGTTGGCTTCGCCACGCACCACATTGATTTTGTGCCGGATGATTTTGCCCACGACTTCCGGTCTAGTCACGGTCTTATCGCCATTATTGAACACAAGGTCAGGAATGAACACGGCATCGCCGTACACATAAGCGATAGGGCAAGCGGTGAAGTCCCCGCCGCCCCACGCAATATCCATGACCATGAGCTTGCGATCAGGCTCTCCATCAGGCAGAACGCCATTGAAATACCGCAATTCATCGGCAGGGAACAGCAGACCTTCGCGCACATAAGGCTTGCCCATGTACTTTGCCCACCATGTTGCATCATCAATGCTGGCTTTCATATCAGCATAGTAGGCATCGTCAAATCCAACGCCATAGTCATAATTGAAATTGCTGTGTCCGTTCTCATCCACAGCAGGAATCACCCGGAATCTGTACTTAGGATTGTCTGCATACTGATTCTGGATGCGTCCCAGAGGGTCAAGCACGTTCCAGCGCGTACCGACCATCAGTTCCAATGCGCCCTGCTTTTTACGGTCTTTCAACTGGTTCAGGTAGGCATCGTACTTGTTGTTTAGACGCTCAACGTTTAAGCTTTCTTCCAAATCCTCGATCAAGTCATCGCTGTACAGAACGCCACCTTCGCCGATTTCAACAGCACCAGTCAGCGTACCGCCAATGGAGCGGCAAGTCAGGGTGGGGAAACGCTTTTTGCGGTTCAGGTCAACGCTTTCATCCTTTGCGCTCTTATCCACAAGCTGAACGTCAGGGAAGATTTTGCCCCAGTTGTAAGTTACAGGGTCAGTGATGATGGACAAGACTTCTCCGTAGAAGCCGTTTGTCAGCTTGTCAGAGTGTCCGCTCATAACCGATGCAACGTCAGGGCGGTTGCCCATCAGCCATGTGATGAAGAAGATACACAGCGTGGACTTGCCTACGCGAGCCGGAAGGCTAACTCCCAAGAAGTCAATTCGCTTATAAAACAAGTCCTCTAGGTCGTCTGCCAGCACCTTCAGAACCCTGCGTCTAGGCTGATAGAACTTCTTCTCCGGCGCACGGTTCCATTCGAGGTAGATGCAATAGCTGTCGAACACATCTTTTGCTTCAAACAAGTACGTCCGGCCGATAATGTCATAAACCTTTGCCACGTCCTCGCCTGTTTTCATCTTGCCCATCATGGCTGCACAGACAGAGCGCAGTTCACCAGAGTATTTGTAGGCATCGAACCGCTTGTCCTGCGACAGGGCATCTCTCAGGTTCACCACCGCCTGAAACCAGTCCTCATAGACCTGTGCTTCGGTCGGATTCTGCTTTGCATACGATTTGATGCTGTCAATGATGGCGATACACTGCTTTGGCTGCATAAAAAAATAGGCACCCCCCTACCTGAAAATGTAAAGAGTGCCTACAACTGCACAAAAATCAAATATTCGGTTTTATGATGCTGGTTCGGAAAATTATTTGCTAAAATTCGTTTTAATGAATGGAATGTGCGATTTATTTGACCTCTTCCGCAAGCTGGTTTAGCCTGCGCTTCAATTCATCTGCGTCATAGTATAAAGTGTCTGCGATGGCATTGAGAATATCGGGCTTGTCGGTGTAATCGCACAACGTTTCAATGAGCTTCAAGCTCTGCTCAGACAATTTTACGGTTTTCATGCTTTATTCCTTTCTCTGACTATGTAAAGTGGGCTTTGGTTGTTCATCTCCTAGCATCAGCTTATAACGGAGATACTTTTCGACAATACTGTGTCTTTCTGCCAGTGTACCGTAAATAAAGACGAGAGCATCTTTAGCAGCATCGTATTCATTCGGGAAAATGACAAGTTCCTCGTTTGCAAAGGTCACGGTGCAGTTTTCATAGCGACAGACTTCCAAGAACTGCTTGATTTCAAGGAATCCGCCAAAATCAAGCATAGACCGCAGCGTGATGCTACCATTCTTAACAATCAGTTCTTCTCCATGCATATTATCCAGCCTTTCTCTGCTCAGCAATCCGATACCATGTCTGGCGGGTCACACCAAGCTGCTTGGCAGCGTCCGTAACCGTGAGAATGCGCTTCTCAACCTGTTCATGGAGAGCGTCAAAGAGGTTGCGGTCATACTCGGTTGGTTTGCGGCCTTCCCTGTAATCGGGGCGCTGACTGGCGATTTTCTTGCCCTCTCTAGTGCGTTCAACAATCATGTCGCGCTCAAACTCTGCAAAGGCAAGCATAACAGTTCGAATGACCTTGCCGGTGGGGGAGTTATTCATAACCCCCATGTTCAGGATGTTCACCGAAACGCCCTTATCAATGAACTGGTCTATCAGTTCAAGACCATTCTTAGTGGAACGAGCAATGCGGTCAAGCTTCACTACGATCAGCGTATCTCCCGGCTGGATTTCAGTCATCAGCTTGTCCAATTCAGGTCGATGCAGCTTCGTGCCGGTGTAAACATCCGAAAAGATTTTCTGTGCGCCGTTGGCTTTCAGAAGTTCCGACTGGGCTTCAAGACTGTTGCCGTCAATCGCCTGACCAGCGGAACTGACACGAGCGTAACCGTAAATCATTCGGGTTCACCGTCCTTTTCCTCTACTACTTCATAGCAGCCAGCACGAGTAAGTTTCCCATTTGCAGGTTCTACGACCAGTCTGTACCCGAAAACCTCAAGAATTTGAACCATTGTGGATAATTTCATATCATCAGCGAGGACACGAGAAGATGCGCTGGAAATGGTTTTGTAGTCAAGCTTTTCTCGGAGATATTCGTATGTTTTATGCTGATTCTTCATTATGTCACGAAGAATTTCGCTTGAGTTCACCTTGTTATTCGTTGCAGCCATTTTTTCGTTCCTCTCTTTCTTTAATGCCAGTATACGCTTTCTAGCGTATACTGTCAAGAGTTTTCTCAATTTTACTATCACCAAGTCCAGATATTTCTGAGGTCTCACTTATGTGACCGAATTATATTTACAGAATGTATATATTTTATAAAAAGAGCGATAATTCGTAATGTGAAAAATCTGTTTGTAAACTTATTTATTTACATTCTGGGAGCGAACCGTTATCAAATATCACACATCTGTGACACAAATTCAGATATATCTGATGCAAATTATACAAATTGGGCTGTTGACAACTATATACCAAGCGTCTATAATCTAAGACAGCAGAACACACGATGAATCAGCCAACAATGGTAGATTTATCCTTTGTGGCATAAAAAATAGGCCGTCAGCATACCGACCAAAGTAGCACTGACGACCTATTCCACCACAAAACAGAAGCTGCGCAACCAAGGGCGCAGTCTCGGTTTCTGTCAATTATTATAGCAGAAGCAAACGACTTCTGCAATAGAAAGGAGCAAAAAACATGAACTTTCCCACGACAACCGAAGAATTTCTGAAAACCCTCGCCCACGGCAAAGAGCCGACCAGCGAGGACAGGGAGTACGCAGAAGCTCTGGGTAAGTTGTCCGAACTGAACTACCGGGCAGGGTACGAAGCGGGAGCAGCCAAAAATAAGGGCTAAGTTTTGTGCAAAACGTAGAAACTGGTTTGTCAAGATGAACGAACACTAAATGTTGTGTTTCGTTGGTCTATTTCCGCTTGACTTTACCAGATTTTGCGATTACACTTAATGCACCTCAAAGAAAGGAGATAAGAACATGGCAAGAAGTCCCTACATTGAAGCATACCGTCATCAGGTAGCCGTTGGCTTTACTGATCGTCAGTATGAGTTGCTGGTGGAGCACTGCAAGAAGTGCCGCGTGTCACTGTCACAGGCCGTCCGCGATGCCTACCTTGAGAAGTATCCCATGCCCGATGAAAACGAAAAATGATACGCTCGCTCAGGTCGGCAAACTTTAGCGAACGTATCATAACACATCCAGAGAGCATAGACCCTCTTTGGGTTATTATACCAGAGATGGCCTGCTCTCGCAAGATAGAAAGGCTAAATTTCTATGAATAATAATCTTGAAACCATCCGAATCTTTTCCGAAGATGTTATCCCCGTGTACGACACCGACACTGGCGAAAAGGTTGTGCTGGGTCGAGAACTGCACGAGCGGCTCAAAATCAAGACCGCATACAAAGACTGGTTCCCTCGTATGTGCGAGTATGGTTTTGTCGAAGGTACGGACTATTCATTGGTCGCTCAAAAATGCGCAACCAATAATCCGAAGAATCCGTATACTACTCGTACAGAGCACGTCATCACTCTGGACATGGCCAAACACATTGCGATGATTCAGCGGACACCTGAGGGCATGGAGATTCGCCAGAAGCTGATCGACCTTGAGAAAAACGCATCCGTCAACCAGTTCGCAGGGCTTTCTAAGGAGCTGCAAGCAATCCTTGTGATTGACCAGCGCACCATGAAGCAGGAGCAGCGCATTTCCGCTCTTGAGAACACTATGGCCATCGACTACAATCAGCAGCGTGTGTTGAAGCGTGTCGTGAACACGGTAGTTATCGACGCTCTTGGCGGCATGGACAGCCCGGCATACAAGAGCCGTAGCGTCTCTCAGAAGCTGTTCATGGAATGCAACCGGGACATTCAGGACTGGTTCAATGTGAACAGCAGAAACAACGTGCCGAAGAAGCGGTTTGATGAAGCTGTTGAGTACATCAAGAAGTGGAGACCGTGTGCAAACTCTGTTATGTTGGTTCAGGTCACGAACGGCCAGACCCAGATGCCCATGTGAAAGGAGAATGGATATGGTTAACGGCGATAAGTACGAAAACCTTGAAGAATACATCAGCGACACTCTGGAAAACATGGAGTGGCTTTGGAGAACGCCTGACGTTGGAGAAACCTACAACGGGCGAGTGATCGCTTGCAACGACAAAGAGGTTGCGTGTGGCTATCTCTCCTACGAAGCAGACGAATACGGCGATTTGAGACCGTACCTGTGCGACAACGGCAAGATTGTCATGCGTGACGTTAACTATTGGATGCCGATGCCGAACGTGACTAGCGCATTGAAGAAGTAAATAACCAATAAGAAAAGCCAGTGGTTAGAGAGAATCTAACCGCTGGCTTTTTGCGTTATTTAGCAGGAGTTAAGATAACCTGTGAGTACATGGACAATTCAATATGATAGCCACTCTTAACAGTCAGGCTACCTTTCTCGTCAGCGCTCTTTAATTGAAGCGTTGCGCTTACATCATCGGAGTTAGAATCCGACACAACAAAAATCATAGATTCCTTCGCTTTGTTCTCGACTGTATAGTTTCCAGCAGGGATGATGTAACGAACATACTCATAGCCGCTTTTTGTGGTTGCTTCTTTTCCGTAATCGCCAAGTTCGCCATCTGTCAGCAGAATAGACCCATCGGGAACATCGCCAGCGTCCGGTTTCAGGCTTTCGTTCTTATAGATGAAATTATCCGTCTCGCTGTTCTGAGTGTTCTTGATAGAATAGATTTCATCGCCAATTGTAGCAATCTGAATGTAATCCTTCATATCAACTTGAGCATTATAGCGCTTGCCAGCAGCCCAATCAGCCGTCTGTTCAAACCAGTTTATATCATCCAGCGTATAGCCAAGACCAGTCGAATCCAGTGCGTCTGCAAGGTTCTTTGCAAAGGTTTCGTTCACTTCTTTATTCCGCTTCAAGAAAGACTTTATCGCTTTGCTTTCATCGGCTACGGACGAATCAGATACAGTAGCAGAGGACGAGACGGATTCAGAAGTTGCTTTGCTAGACGATGCCGTTGCGTCCTTGTAGCCTTCCTCAAATCCTTCCTTTACGCTGCTAGAACTACTCGTTGAACTTCCAAGATATGCAAGGAATACGAATATAACCAGCAGAATGAACCACCAGCGTTTATAAATTGGCTTTTTCATTTTACAGATTCCTCCCTTTCAAGGCTTGTAAGGCAAGTATAGCACAGAACAAAGACCCTTTGTAGGGGTCTTTTTATTTTTGCGGGAAATTTTTGAGATTGACAATGGGGGTGGGGTGTTTTTTGAGCCTTTTTTATTTTTTCGGTGGTGAGACGACTGACCGGGCGGGGCTAGGCGGCGGCTGTATACCCCGCCGGTGGAGGGCGGGCAGTGTGTCCGAAACTGTGCAAAAGCGGACAAGCCAAAACTTAAAAAATAAATACGCAAAAAAGCGTAAATACCTATTGACATTTACGCAAGAAAGCGTATAATACAATCAGACGCAAGAAAGCGTAACGCCTATCAAATACCACCACAAAACAGGAGGCCAAAACCATGATGAACAATAAAGAGATCGAATACACCGCCCGCCCCGTTCCGGGGGATTACGAAGGCCGCAGTCATCGCGCGTGCGTATGGTACAACAGAGCCCGCGCCGCGTTTGATCTTGCCACGCTTGACACGCTGACAACCGCCGCAGATAAAGCCGCTGACCGCGTGCCCACTGAGGCATACGAAAAAGCAAGAAAGCTTCTTGACAGCGTGCAGCGTTGGGGGCTTGCAGATGCAAGAGCGTGGGAGCTTGACAACGACAGCCGCTATTATAATTCTCAGTGGCTCAAAACCCGACAGGCTCAGCTTGCAAAGCGGCGCGTAAAGATCGACAAAGAGCTTGCAACATACGGCTTGCAAATCGACAGTTACGGCTTGTATCCTTGCATCCGAGAAATCACCAAGCCTGGCACCGATATGAATTTATTGTATTGGTTTTAATGGGAGGTGTGCAACGTATGAACAAACTTGTTTTTGAAGTAAACAACGGCAAAAAATTGGAACTTGTGCAGCGGGAAGATAACGGAACGTCCCTTATTTGCTCCCTCGATGCACCGGACAACGAAGCATATATAAGCGCTGGCGACTTTGTGCAGCTGATTAACCTTTACCGCTACTGCAAGCGGTACGATATCCAAAACGATTGGATTAACCCCAACGGCAAAAATACGGAGGTATAACAAAATGACAAGGGCAGACGAAATCAATGCTGAAATCAGGAATCAGGCCGTGCGCCTGTATCCCAAGTGCGCCGGGCTGTTTGAGCTGCCGTTAATGGTATACGCTCAGATTGTAGCGGACAACCTGACCCGCTCCAAGCCGTACCGCTTGAGCGTTGAGCGGTGCAAAAAAATTATTTTGGCTATGCCGGAATTTGACTAATTGGAGGGTGCAAACAATGATTACTCTTGACTTTTCCCAGTGGGCCGCCCTCTGGTACGTGGGCGGCATGATCTCCGGGGCGCTGGTTATGATTGCATTTCTCAATAGCTAAGGAGAACTAAAAAAATGACAATTGATATTTATAAGCCGGAGCTTTCCACAGAGTATCGCGGCAATGTGAAAGCCGCAATTAATGCCGGTGCTTATAGTATATGGAACGCAGAACGCATTACAGGCGCTTTTAACTTTGGGCACGGAACGCAAGCCGATTTTGAGCGATACAAAAAGTTAAATTCCGCGTTGCATCTTTATATGGAGGTATGAAAAAATGACGTTGTTTGAAGAAAAGGTGAACGAGTACCGCGAAAATAAGCGGCTTTTGGAAGAGCTGGAAGCGATGAATGAATCAATCAAGGCAGATATCATCTGCATGATGCAAGGCGCACCAGAAATGGCACAGGGCACCGCAAAAGCCATTTACAAGGATGTGCAGAGCGTCCGGTTAGATAGCAAGCTTTTGAAGACGCTGCACCCGGATATTTACGCAGAGTGTAGCAGTAAAACCACATACAAGCGTTTTAGTGTGGTATAATTGTGGGGTGTAACAATGAGGACTGTTTTTGATAACATCTTGATAGAGCTGGCAGACTGCTCCAAAACTCACAACAGCATTCAAGCGCAGCAGCTTGAATGTGCAATCACTGACAAGTACAAAGCCGGGCTTTTGTCTCATTATGAATTTCATGCTCTTTATGGCGTGGCGTTTAGTATCAGGGAGGAGATTTTTTCAAAATGATATTTTCATGTGTCCTGTTCTTCTTCTGGTTTTTCTCTGCGCTGTTTAAGGCGTCAAAATAAGAAGCATTCCACCCGGTCAGAAATGGCCGGGCTTTTCTTTTGCCTTGCATCTGCTGATGGTGCAGGGCTTTTATTTTGCCCTGCTAAAATACAGCCAAATACAAGCGTTTACAGCACTCTTTTATCATCCATGCAAATTATACAACCACAACACCAAAAGCGTTTACAGGGCTTTACAGCAGTGTTTCCGTTGATTTGACCCATTCCAGCGCACACAATATAACAGCCACACAAACCGACTATATACCGTCTGCACCACACTGAAGAGCATACCGTCAAACGCAGCACCTCCACCGATGCCAGATACCACCGACACACCGGACGCTATACAGCTCAGCGCAGCCGCCTATTATAATAAGCTATATAAGGGTGCAGCATACCGCATACCATGCCAGCCCGGCGGCGGTCTGCTCCTACCGTGTGCGGATCGCTGGCAAGTGCTGACACGCTGTCAGCAGTACAGACCCGGTGCACCTGCTGAGGGGGTCAGCGTCTCCACCCGGAGGGGCAGCCCAGCGGCAGGGGAACGGCTGGCGGCGGCGGAACTAATGGCGGCTACCGCCGTATCTCTTTTCGGGCTTTCGCCCGATAGCCAATAGAGGTCAGCAATAGTCGTAGCGTTCCAGCTGGAATAGTCGTAGCCAATAGTCGCAGTTTATCCCGGCGGATAGTCGTGGAATAGTCGTAAAGTCGTCAGACTACCATCGTTTGAAAGTCCTATATATAGTATAGTAACGAGCTGTCCGCTGATAGTCGCAGAGCAATAGTCGCAGTGTTTTCTTGCGAATCGCCGTCAAATAGTCGTGTATTTTTTGTGTAAAATAGTCGTTCGCCTTTTAGAAGAAGGGAGATGCGATAGTCGCTAAGTCATCCGACCACCAAAAAATCACTTCTCGTCACAATTTCGCATAATTTATTTTATATCCAGTTATATCTATTTCGTATAACAGTAGTACTTATTATAGTATACAGACATAGTTACTCCCGATAATCACGTATTATTTCGCATAATAACTAGTACCATCCAAATCCGCTAGTTTCCGCTCAATTTAATTTTCAGTAATACACTATGACATTCCAACCAATCCATACTGCTTTGCTATGAATATTTATGCCTGATAGTCGCAGTCAAGCTACGCAACATTTGTACATATCGAACCAACTGCAAAATGAAGTCAATTCTCCATGTGAAATAGTCGCAAATGGTGACAGGTCAGATGTTGCTACCCTTTTCAGGATAGATGCTGTTGCCGTTGGAGGTCACCCGGTCGGCGCGGTGCGCCGGACGATAGAGGGTGACATAATGTAGAGGTCAGATGGACGGTATGCCTATATCCAGCCAATAGAACTTGACGGCAGATGTTGGTCACGGTCTGACCTGCTGGCTAACGGTATAGCTTTTGGAGATAGAGGGTTGTAGGGGGAAAGAACCAGTTTGCAATTTCGCATAACTGTTATTTATTCACTTTTGAACTATCGTAGCACACCCGGCTCCGTCAACGCGCGCGCTGGCGCATATAACGCCCGCGGACGCGCTAAACACACGGGGAGGGAAAGGGGGAGCACGGAAGATGTTAGGGGGATTATAGGGGGTAATAGGGGTTGTAGGGGAAAGAGGGGGACAAAAGGGGGAAAGAAGAAACAAGGGGGAAAGGGGACAAAAATTTGAAAGCCATTTGCGAAAGTGATAGTCAAAGCGTTTTTTCGTCTCAATCAGCCCTGCGATTGGATGAATAGTCGTTAGCATTCGTCCATCTGGCTGCTATCATCGCTGGAAAGGCGTGTAAAAGCCTGTCTGCCGCGCTTTTCTGATTGACCCGATAACTTTCACGCCTGACCCTGAAAAGCCGTTCTCTACGCTCCTGCATCGGTCTAATCACATGGTCTAGTTTGAGATATACCATCAGCATCAACGGAGAGACGCCTACGAGCGTCTGTGGCGTGCTTTTGAGATTAAGTCGATAAAGTTATCGTCTAGCATCTAAAACGCCTTAAAACAGGCTTTCTCGTGGAGTTGGCAAAAACAAAAGACTGCCATTGCTGACAGCCCATGTGCTCAATCCATCCAAGTATACTCTTGGAACCGTTGAATCTGCTTGTTAAACGTGATGGGAAGGTCGCCTATCTCGCCTTCCTTGTTTTTACTCAGCCGGAACAGATACTTGTCGGGGTTGTCGCCGGACAGAAGGATGATTGCATCTGCGTCCTGTTCGATCTGCCCGCTCTCTCGCAAGTCGGAGTTGGTAGGCGTTGCTCCGGGCTTGGATGGGTTTCGATTGAGCTGTGCCAGTGCCACCACGACAATGCCTGTGGTCTGCGCCAGTTCGTGTAAGGCAATGGATATGGCTGTAATGGCGGTATATCTGTCCTTTGCGACTGTTTCGTGAATGAGTTGAAGATAGTCTACGAAGATGACTTGAGCCTTTTTACGGAGAGCCTGAGCCTTCATCCACGCCACGTTCTTTCCGGCAGCGGAGCGGATATATAGGGGCATCTTCATGTTTTTTGCCTGTCCGTCAATCTCATTCAAGCTGACTGCTTTATTTTTCACCGTGTCCAGAGGGCAGTATATTTGATTAGCCATCAGACGAGCGCCCAGCTTGCGTTTGCTGGTTTCTAAGCTGAAATAGTACACGGTGTAGTCCTGTTTTGCCATGCTTGCTGCTATTTGCAAGGACAGGGCTGTTTTGCCCGCAGACGGTCTGCCGCCGATGATGATGAAATCACCCGGTGAGATGTGTAGTGCTTCATCCAGACGCTCTAGGCCTGTCTTGATATACGCAGGCTTCTCGTCCATGTGAAGCACATAGTCGTTCAGCACATCCTCGTATGTCCACGCATCTTCTTCCTCAGCTTTCAGGCTCATTGCTTCGCCCATCTGCTGGTAAATGTCTGATAGATCAGAATAGTCGGTAAGCTCGCTGGTCATCTGAAATGCCAGACCTTGCACACGAGTGAGTGCAGCTTGTTCTCTGATAAGCTGTGCCCAACGCTGCATCTGCTCCCTGTCAATTCGTACACACTCTGATTCACAGGTTTGTACACACGCCAAGAGCGTCTGCGCTACGTCTGGATGCTGCGTGTTTATCTCGACTATATCTATCTTACCCCTAGCCGTCCAATAGCCCTGAACAGCCGCAAAAGCGTCTCTCAGTTCAGGTCTGAACAAGTCAAGTTCAAGGTCTGGTATGATTTCATCCACAACGCCCGGCTTGCAGAGCATCAGCGCACCGATAAATACCGTTTGAACGTCCATTGTCATAGTCTAGGAAACTCCATCTCCGTACTTTGCTCGTACTGGTCATCCTGTTTTAATGCGTAAATGTCCTGCCACCCGGCATAGATGCTCTGGTCGAGAATGGCTTTCCAATCATGCCGATCAAACTTTTCCAGCTTGTTGCAGAGCATCTGTTTCGCCCGGTCTGTCATAGGCTTCTTGATTCTTGTACGCATCTGTGCGAACTCTCGCAGGGATTCCAGCAAGGCTTTATCGCCATGAGCAAAGTCGGAGAAGATGTCAGGTTTCTTTTTGACCGCACTCTCCGGCAGGGTCTTGACGTTCATCTGACTGTCAGTTGATACGATGGGTTCATTGTCATCTGACTTTGAACTCATAGATGAGCTGACTTTCATCTCATTTATGACATGAGGATGAGCTGACTTTCGTGTAGACCATCCTTTTGACGCAATATCGCTTCTTTTCGATTCTTCGTCGAGCAAATGCTTAATCAAAATGAAACAAGATTCTGCTTTTTTTGAGTTCAAAGTTGCGTCTTTTTCTTCAAAAACGTATGCACAGATTGCATCGTAGAGTTCCAACTTCTCTTTACTTTTGAGTGTGGAGATGGCTTCAAAGTAGTATCGTTGGAATGTAAAGCTGTCTCGTTTTTTGTCCATGCTCAATCCTCTTTGTAGCGTTTGTTCCATGCTTCGATAAGGTCTTTTTTAATCTTTTCTTTATCGACTGCGGAACAATTAAAGCTATATGGCTTGCTTTCCATGAATACCCGGCACTTGCATCCATTCTTGCCGTTTCCTCTTGTTATAGACATCCAGCTTGTCAAATAGTCGCCTGATTCCGCAATAGTTACTTTCCCACCGCAGAACGGGCATCTCTTGAGTTCTGTCATTTTCTAAATCCCTCTCTTGTTCTTGTGATTCGCTTATTCGCCTTGACAGGCCTTGCGCCTTTGCCGTACGCTGGGCGAATATGTTTTGCCTTGATGTACCCACAAGGCGGTTTCGGCCCAAAGTCGAAAAGGCTAAAGTCCATAATGATGATGCCAAACTTCTTGTTTGTCATGTTTACTGCTCCTTACTTAGCATTAAAAGTGGCATAAGCCAAATTGGAAAATAAAAACACCACGCAAAGAAGCGTTCTTTTAGCGAAACTGCAAGATTGTCCTTGCCTATGGTTCTGCAATCTTCCTTCCACACCATATAGAACGGAATGAATAAAACGAATTGGCCTACAATCGAAATCGCTTCTGCGATAACCCAAATTTTGAATCCCATATTCAATTCTCCGGCGCATAAATGCGCATCCAATGCGTCACCGTCACACCTTTCGGCAGTCTCTCGCCTATCTCATCCCAGAACTGACCGTCTGCGTAACAGCCAAGAAAGTACGCTGTTAACGAGATTCCTTGCAACATTTTTCCATTTTTTCACGCCACGTTGTCTTAGCCGCAAGCAACAAAGGCTGCGTCCGCTCTCGTGGCGGCTCGCTTGCTGGATGCCAAAGTGTGTTAGCCATTATTATCCCTTTCTTCAAAATTTGCGCAATATTCGGGAGGAATGTTGAAAGGCTTTTTGAACGGCACTTTGCAAACATATCTGTAATATTCTTTTTCTCTCGGGGAACGCTTATAATACAGGTTCTTACATCGGTCACAAATAGACGTTTGCTTTGCGGGTACATCGTGAACGATTAAAAGAATTACAGCTATACCACAAATAATGATTATCGCCGCATTTAATGCTGTATCAAACATCCATTCTTCTCCCTTCAATCTCCATCCCACACGCCGTCAGGTCGCATCTTTGCAAACGCCAGCAGTCCGTACAGCGCACGCTTTGCATTGCCTTCTGTGGCGTGCCAGTAGTCACTATCGTCTACATCATCACCCAGTGCGGCAATCGCCTTTTCCAGCATTGGGATGCTTTCTGCGCCTGTTTTGCCATAGATGGAGCGGCTGCCGTTCTCACCAAACACTTCCGGTTGATAATAGAAGTGACCATAATTATAGGTGACGTTGAGCCACAGTTCTTTCGTGCCGCCCATAGCGCGCATACCACCAGCGATAAAATGCGTACTATCCGCTTTAAGCGGTTTGTGCGTTACAGGATCGCACAGCGAAATATCATAACTCATATTCGTCCAGTTCCTTTCTGATTTGCTGGCGTTCAATCTGCTTCAATCTTGCCTTTGCCAGCTTGCGGTTGTCAGCCTTGCGGATAGCCCAGTTATTGCGGTGGTTTGCCCACGCTGCAAAATAATGGCTAAACTCGCTTTGGTCGTACCAGCCCTTGCCAATAAACCCTTTATAGATCTGCTGACGTTTCATCTTTCTTCTCCCATTCCTTGCATCCACGTTCATCCCACACGAAGTCTGCAACGTGTTCTGACTGGTCGTTCACGCACACGCCCTCCGGCTCTGCGTACCATTTGCAAGAGCCACACGACGGCTCAGATTTGTTCTTACAGGATTCTGCTGTGCATCGGATAGCCTTGCCAGCGGAGAACTGTTTGATGCCCATGCAAGAGCAGTGTTCGGTGGTGCAGTAGAAGTTCATTCCTCTATCTCCTTCCATCCGATAAATTCGCATAAGCCAACAGTGTTATTGGCGCAACGATGGATGAAAACTTTATCGCTTATTTTGAATTTTGCGATAAACCCAATTTTGCTTTCTTCCATTTCGTTTTCAAACATCCAATCAACAATGCCTTTATCGATTCTGACATCGCCTTCGTCCGTCATGGTTGCAAAACACTGTTTGCATCTATAAAGAGCGCACTTTTTCATAATCTCTGCCCTCTCTTTCCCCTGTTGAACCGCCCGATCACTCGCTTATACTCCTCATAGCACTCTGGGCACAGGTCGCCTGTGTCCCTGCGCCACGCCCAGTCCTTGAAGTATTCGTCAGGGTTCATCATCCTGCCGCCCAGAACCGCTCCGCAGCGGTCGCATACTCGCTTATGGTAGATTCCTCTGTCAGTTTGCATTAGCTCTCCTTTTCGTCAAATTTCTTCTGCATCTTGGCTCTCAATGCTTCGATACGTTTCTTGTCGTCAGTGATAATCTCATACTTGTCTCCAGACCAGCCAAGCGGAACATCTTCCGTGTATTCGATATAGATTTTTTCCGGGTACGTAGGTGGCTCATAGGGGAACATAACGTTTTTGCGAAAACGGCAACTTGTAAACCACGTAAGACCGCCGTTGTCGGAATAAGCGATTGCGTCAATGTCATGTACTTCAATCGTGTTACCTTGTGCATCAGTGGTCTTGAATACGCTTGAGCATCGTTTATTTTGGAAGCATTTTCGCCCCATTTCGTCCGACACATTAACCCATTCATCATCTTCGCCAGTCAGCGGAGTAATCGGTTTGAAGCGCAAAAGTCGCTCCAGAATAGACATTGCATATCCAGCGGTAAACCCACTATGGCCTTGACTTGCAAAAAGTTCAATAATGTCAAGGATGTTCTTATTGATTGCATTCTGCAACCCGTCTCCGTCTTTTGTAATACGTGCAAGTTCTGATTTTGCATATTCTACGGAACTGCTCATTTTATTTTCCCTCCCCAACATCCTTAAATAGGATTTCTTTGTAGGCTTTCCAGTCTTTAATTTTGCACGGAATATCCGTGCCGGGCACGGTCTTTTTCAGCCCATCCATCTGCCAGACATTCCATGAGATAGTGTCTGCGATGCAGTCAAGAAAAATGGGCATGAAGCCGATTTCCAGCTTTTCGGCATCAAACCGATACCTAAAATTTTCGATCAGTGTCAAGAACAGGTTGCACCGTGCCAGCAAGAGATTGTCTCCCTGCCACTCATAGCCGTATGTTGATGCGTAGGCGTTAATTGCCCAGCACATCCACATATCATAGTCAGGGAACTGCTCTGCCAGCACATTCAGCTTCCTGTCCAGCAAACCGATTCTGTCCGGCACGGCAATCATCTGCCCCGTGGTGGTATCGTATCGACTTGTCAGGAACGGCGCTTCTCCACAGGTGACTTCAAGACAAGTCTTGTTGATGTACTCCTTCCAGTCCTCGCCCTTCAGGTCGTTTTCGGCAACGTCTGTCATCTTCTTGCAAACCCAAGTCGGCGTAAACACCTCTGCTTTCTTGCTGGTTCGCTTCTTCTGGTCTGCAATCCGTTTCTGCACACGAGGGACAAGCTGAACTTTGTCCAGCTGTTCCAGTGTGATTTCATCTGCAAAGCCAACGCCCAGTTCAGGCGGCGGGTCTGTCGCCCAGATAATGTTCTTGCCTGTCGTGTGGTCTTGCAAGAGGACAGGAAGGAACGTGCGTAGGCAGGGGTCGAAAAAGTCAATCAACGGGGTCATGGGTGTATCCATTGGGGCTGTTTCATTCTTTGGTTTCTTTCCCATTCCATTTCTCTCCAAAAGACGCTTATGCGCTTTTTCTGTTCGATTTGTGATAACCGAAAACCCTCTGACTGCCTACATTTTGTGATGCCAACAATGCGGCTTGCATAGTGCTTCGGACAGCAACGCTTGCCCGGAATTGGTGGTTCATCACAATAGGCGCAAGTGCCAGATGTCCTTCTGTATTCCTTGCTGTTTCTCGCTCTCTTTTGAGCATCCTTTGTTCGGCACTCGATACAAGAACGATAGCCTTTTGACATTGGACGTTTCAGGCAAATGGTGCAAATCCCTTTCGCGGCCAGCCTTTTACGCTTTTCACGTTGCCGTTCATTGCGTTTTTGCAGATACGCAGCTTTCGTTTCACCCGAAAGACTTTCGTATGCTTGCGTGTGCCTTTCAAGGTCTTTTGCCAAACACTCCGCACATGATACTCTGCCGGGCATTGCATCGTTCTGACCGCAATGGATGCAGATGTGATGTTCTTTATACATCTGCCGTAACGCTTTGCTGCTCATTTCACTATTACATGCTCCGTCACGTAATCACCATAACAGTTGCACTTAAGCCATTTGTATTTTGACGAACCTTCCGCAAAATCGAACTTCCATTTTTGGATTCTTTTGATACGTCCACAAACCGTACATCGGACTTTGATTATTCGTTTGTCTTTGTAAGGCTCAAAGGATATTTCGGTGAGTTCGCATATAAGTTTTCCGTCTTTCGTAAAAAGAAATCCGTTCATTCCTCTTTTACCTCTCTGTACTCCACGTCAATCCCTTTCGGCAAAGCCGTCTGGTACTTCTGCGCGAGCTGTTCTGCGCTCTGGGCATCGCCCAACGGCTGTTCAGGCGGTGCAACAGTAACTTCCACGTTATCACGCATACCAAAATAGTTCTTGGCTCGGAAAATCCACTCTGCCGGGTTCTCCTGACCATACATACCGTTGTACGCCCACATGGATTGCATTTGCAGAATCAGCTTCAGGATGTACTTCTGCTGCAAGCTATCGTCACGGCGTTTACCCGCCATAATCTGCTTCAAACTCACCCATTCGATGCCAAGCACCAGTGCAATCCATTCCACCACAGGGGAAATTCTGGCTTCGATGCAAGCGTCAAAGAAGAAGTCAAGACGCTGCTGCACTTCAATCGGGTTGTTCATGTCCACGCTCGGAAGGTCGCCAAAATACTTTGCCGCAATCATGCCGACAACTTTCTTGTCCTCTTCATCGCCGATTCTTGATTGCAAATCCCCTGTGTTCAGCATCTTAGACCTCGTGATTGCTAACTCCTGCTGTTCTTTCACCTTTTTACTCACCTGTGAGCGGATAGACTTCCTTTTGTTGAGCATCTGTTGTTTCTTTTTTTCACGCTCTTTCTCACGCTTCGCAGCGGCTTGCTCTTTCGCCTTTTGCGCTCGCTTCTCACGCTTTTTCTTTTCAGCTTCGGTCAGCGGCGGTCTGCCACGACCACGCTTCGGGGGTGTTGCCATGTATCAGGCCTCCTTTGGAGCGGTCGGCAGTTCCTTCCACCATCCTGCGTATACGAACTCGTTATTGTAGTCGTCAACAAATTCGTTATCAGATGCGCCGGGTTCACGGTGCGCAATGAAAACCGAGCATCCATCCCAAATAAGAACAGACTGATAATCAATCGGCAAACCGTCTCTAATGCTAATCCAATCGTCCATACTCTCACCTCTTCATCTTCTTTTCGATGCTGTCCAACTTCCATGCAATCTGCCAGACTGCGCAGCAACCGTCCAACTGCCGCCACCAAGCGCACTTTTCTTTCTCACAGACGCACCGACCAAGCGGATTGCTGGTTAGCTTCATCGGGCAGTAAAGTTCGTTGTCCATCATTTCCACCCCATCATAACAGCCGTACAAACGGATAGACACACGTTGACGAACAGCCAGACGAGCATTGCCTGCCGTTCCTCAAACAGGTTGTCTGCCATGTCCTTGATTGTCCGTTCAGACTGAACTACTACCCCCAGCAGGACTAAGCAGACCAGCCAGCGAGTTACAAATTCAAACATTGTTATCCTCCATCAAATCGTACCGATGCTCTGACAGCCTTGCAGCGTCCTGCAACCATGCGATTGCAAGCTGTTCCTTATCCATCAGCTCCACCTTTCTCTTAGCTCTTTTTCAATCTGTTTTGACTTTGCCGTGATGTAATCTGCAAACTCGTCAGGGGTCATGTCCTCATTTTTGAACTGCCCAACCATTTTCAGTAGTATTCGATTTCAACCATTGAAGTGGATACAAGCTCAAATTGACCGTCTCCCAGAGGTATTTGGAGTAGTTTGTAATCTCTTGCACTAGAGATCGGAATCAGCTCGTTAAAGCTTTCCACCGTAATGGTGTACTTTGAATGCCGTGCGCTACCGTAGCCTACTTTTTCAATTTCCGGGGAATAAACTGTAACATGGTAGCAAGGGTGGTCAGCAATTTCAGTTTTAGTTTCAGCATCAGCAGATGTTGAACCACAGGATGTAAATAACAGTGTGAGTGACAGTGCCAGAATTGTAATCACAAGACAGACAAAACGATGATTGCTCACTCCTGTTCTCCTTTCAGCCAGTCGTTCAGCTTTGCCATGCAAGAGGGGCAAAGAAAAAACGGGTCATCTGAATAGATAAAAATTTTCCTATTTTTCTTTGTAATGCACCTGCAAATAGAATTGTTTTCTACTCTTTGTGTCCACTCACTTATGGAGAACTCTGGATATTCAAATGTTTCACCGCATCTATCGCATACCATTATCATTCTCTTTCTCCAATCTCTTTAGCAGTCCATCCACGTCATATCGCCAATGGACACGCAGCCTTTTTGCTTTAACCTCTATCCCCTCTTGCTCTGCCCACTGCCAAGGAATGCTCTTGCGGCTCTCGTTGTAACGGAACGCCAGAACCTTGTTGGCAGGGATTGCAAAGGTACGGTTGACTGCCCGGTAATTGACTATCACATGGGCGGTCTGACCGCTGTATCCCATCGCATCCACCATGTCAGTAATGTGCTTTTCCTTGCGGTATTTGCACTTTTCCTTGTCGTACTTTCCGAACACCTTTTCCAGAGGGATAGACGGCGTTTCAATGGTTTTCAGCTCAAACAGGTGGTTCATCGGGTAACGGTATACAAGGAAGTCGCAGATGTTGTCGATGGAGAAGGACAGGTTCTCGTTGCCGCCGTAGTAGGTGGTAGCACTGTCTTTCAGGCGGTAGCACCACGCATCGGATGGAACGGATGCTTTGAAATCTGCTTCAAATTGCTTGCCGGTGTTCATACGTTGTCGTCTGGCATATCAAAACGCGTGACGCTTCCACTGCAAAGAGCCTCCATAATGTCTTGCAATACCTTCATTGAGGTTTCTTCGTTATGGTATCCCCCGATACTCACATCATCACCTTTGCTTTCGTAACAAATTGCACTCATTTCTTCTCTTCTTCCCGAAATTTCAGAGTGCATGATTCTTTTACACAAGTAAATTTCAGATACGCAATCGGTATTTACGATGATGCGCTTGCATTGAGATAAAATGTACACTTATCGTTCACCTCTAAATTCACTTCCGAGAAACCGCTTCTTGCCTTTTTCCCGGTGCTTGTCCTCATAATCACGGTGGTACACGCTCTGGCTGTGGTTCAGCTCATACACGAATGCCTTGCGTTCCTCGAAGTCTTTCTTCTCTGCCTTGTACTTCTCGCAAGTGTCGTGGCAGGCTTGGTGGCGTGATGTGCAGTTGAGACAACAGGAATCATTCTTCGCCAAATCTCCTTTTTGTTACAGCTACGCAGAAGCTTTCGATTTCGCTTGCCCACCGTGCAGTTCCCTCTCCGTATGCTCTTTGCCAGACCAGAGGGAAACCGCCCAGACCATCGAACAGGCTACCCAAAGTGGGCTTTTCTTTCAGGTAAGGGCGCATCTTCTGCACTAACCAGAACCACTGCGGCAGGGCTATTGAGTTACCCAGAGCCTTGTATCTTGGACTGTCAGCGTATTTGTGTTTCTTGCCCTTACTGTCTGTCCAATCACCAATGTCCGTCCATCCGCTCGGAAAACCCTGTAACCGTTCGCATTCAACAGGCGTCAGACGGCGAACAATCCAACGGACGGCTTTCTCTGCAATCAGGCATTCGCTACCATTGCCGATGTTCCCAGATTTTGCTTTCAAGGTTGAGCACTTGTCACTTTCCTTGTAGTGGCTGAAAGACTGCTCGTTGAAGGTCTTGCGTTCGATTGCAATAGCCGTGTAGTCTGTGATTCTGTTTTCGTGGTCGCCTGTGATTGTCGGTACAACTTTGCCGTCCCCGTTTCCACGAGCATCATAGACAACGGGTTGAAACAACGTCTGGTCTTGCAGTGTAGAAAGCGTTGCGCTCTTTTCGGTTTGCACCAGTGCGCCTTTGCCGCCGCCCTCACATCCAGAACGGATTTTTAGAGTGTAGGCTACGGGTTCTGTGCATCGAGTCGAAGTCTCTCGATGGTCTGATTCCAATACTCGTCCAGTTCCTTTTCCTCCAGACCTTCCTGTTCCTTCACTTTCTGCATCACCTGTGATAGAGTTCCCGGATTCCACCATTCGATCATATCCAGCAACGCTTGCTTCAGGAGTTCGGGCAAAGGTTTTCCACGCCGGGATGCTCTCACAAGGATTCCCTGACAGGCTCGTGCGCTCAAATAGTATTTCTGCGGCACGTTGTCCTCCAAAATCCACGACAAGAGCGATTCTCTTTCGGCGTTGGGGAACTCCCCAATATTGAGCATCGAGCTGTCGCCAAGCCAGAGACCATCCGTTTCCGGCGATTGCTCCAGCTTTGCCCCATCTGCCCCCCCTACCCGAAGGTCGAGGAATTGAAACGTCTGGTTGTTCCACGCGGGCAAGCTCTTCCAGCACGGCTCTGAAATCTTCTCCTCCGTTGGAGCTGAACGCTCCGGGCACGTTTTCCCAAACAGCGAAAGTTGGATACATTCCATTGGTGGCTATCCTCATTTCCTTAATGATTCTTGCGGCATCCAAAAACAGCACGGAACGGTCGTCGTCAAATCCAAGCCTTTTTCCCGCCATAGACAAGCCCTGACAAGGACTGCCGAACGTGATGCAGTCCACAGGCTCTATCTTGTCGCCGTGAATCTTTGTAATGTCGCCCAAGTGTTTCATCTTTCCAAACGCCCGTCCAGCCAGATAGCGCAGCTCTTATATAAGGTAGGCGGTCAGGGTTTATGTCCTAAAAGGGCAAATCCGATGAATCGTCAATCACAGAGAAGTCATCTGCGTTGCCCTGCGAATAGTTCTGCGGTGCATCCTGCGCTCGATCGGCGGGTTTGCTGTCAGACTTGCCACCGCAGAAGTCAACCTTGTTCGCCATGATTTCCGTTGCAGTGCGGTTGTTTCCCTGCTTGTCGATGTACTTCCGGGTCTGGATGCTACCAGTCACCAAAATCAGGTTGCCCTTCTGGAACCGCTTGGAAACGAATAATGCCGTGTTGCCAAATGCGGTGCAGTTAAAGAAGTCCGTTTCCTTCTGACCGCCGCTCTGGCGGTCGCAAGCAATGCTGAACGTGCAAACATCCTTGCCGGACTTCGTAACCTTAGCTTCGGGCGTGTAAACCAGACGCCCCTGAATTGCTATAGAGTTGAGCATTATTTAGCCCTCCTTCGGCTGTTTCTGAGCACAGTCCCAACACAGGACGCGCCCAAAGCGTTTCTTCGTGCTTCTTGCGGTTTCCAGCGGCGATACGGTGCGGTTGTTGTACTGAATAGGCTGCAACTGCTTTCCGCAGCAAGCGCATGGGGGGATGGTTTCCGCTTCCGTTTGCTTCTGCGCAGGCTTGTTTGCCCTGCTTGTGGTCTGCTTCTGGTACTCGTCCGTGTCAGCGTCCTTCGTATCGTCAATGCAGAACAAACCGTTCAGAGCGTACTTTCTAGCGTAGCTGCTTGCAGTGCCGGTAATCTGCGAATCGTCCATGCCCTTCTTAAATTCAGGCTCACGAGCGTATGCAGTCACCGTGTAAGTTGCACCATCCTGCGATTCAACCGTTGCAGTGGCTTCGATATAATGCCAACTATCAACGATAACAGGCTTGTCAGAAAGCCGTAGCACAAGGCTATGCGCTTTCAAGATGGGCTTGACCGCTTCGAGAATGTCCTCACACGAGCGGTACTTGTATCCACCGAACTTGTTCATCTGCCCCTTCGGGGCTTTCAGCTCTGATTGAACAGCCATCAGAGCTTCATGGATTTTGCTGTTGTCCATACGTTTCCTTTCTTCGGCATCATTAGGCTTCATTGTTCTTACTTTGGCTTAACTTGGCTGTACAAAATCAACCAGCCATCAACTCTTCCAGCCGTGCGTGCATTTCTTTCAGCTCTGCTTCCCTGTCGTCGATTTCAGACTGCAAGTCCTCAATCTCAGCCAGACGGTCAGCTTCTTTGGCTTCTGCTTCCTGCTCACGGGTTAGGAAATACACGCCGTCCTCCGGCTCGCTTATTCCTCCGAATCTGTCAAGGTTAATCATCTTTTGGTCTCCCTCTCTTACGTTCCTCTTTGATTTGCAACGCACTGTGCCACTGGTCTTTGTCGATTTCGATGGTAGACCATCGGTAGTTACATACAAGGCACTTCTTGCGTCGAGTGATGCTGTCGTGGTCAGACCGGCTGTCAACCGTTGTAATGTTGTCACTACCGCACATCGGGCATTTCACCGTGCATCCCTCCACTTGTTGGTATGAGCGGGAATGCGGTTTAACTTCCCCATCCGTTCGTTATCTTCATGCTCTTTTTCCGCGCTCACTCCAAGCGCGCACAAAACCAGAGCGGTGGCTAGTAACATCAGCGAAACAAATGCCCATCCAAGCATCTGTACTGTACTCTCGCATCCATTTATTGTATCGCCACAGCTAACGGCTACGATTGCGGCGACGATACCAAGTATGGTAAGCACGTTTCCTTTTACGGTTTTCATTTTGTCCCTTCTTTCAGAATGATATCGAATAAAAATGGTTTGCTTGCATCGATCACGATTATTGCATTTAGCACTTTGGCTATTTTTGCAAGCGTATCAGCCTTAACGCCCGTCTTGTACGGCGCTTTATTCGGACTTGTAATATTGTACACCGTTGGAGCTGACACGCCGCTTTTGCGGATAAGCTCTGATGCCTTCATGTCGCGTTCTTCAAGAGCGGCTTCCAGCGTCATTCTTTTCACCACTTTTGCTACCAAAGCTCAAAATCCAAGCAGACGCCATAATTGCTGCAATGCAGATGACGAGCCATGCTCCTTTAGTTCCGATCAGAAGCATAATTTGATGCATCAGCCAGAAGTTCAGAAAAAACGTTGCCAGAACCACAGCAAGCGCTACGCCACCCATCATTGCGATTTCTACAAGTGCTTTCATTTTTCTCCTTTCGTTTTTGAATGTTTTTCAGCCGTTGTTTCTCACGGCTGTTCCAGCGGATTTCCCGCTTTCCGTAGTATTTACCATTCATAAGTCAGCTCCCCTGTTGCAAGCATCTGTGACACCTCACCGTAATGCTTGCCCATTTTATCAGCAAGTGCTTGAACTTGTCCTATGGATGGAATCTTTTTTTCTTCCAATGCTTTCTTATTCAGATTTCGTTCTTTTCGTATTTTTTGATGTTCTGCAATGCTTGTAAAAGAAGCTTCTTTTGCGCATTCTTTATGATACTTTTGAGCCGCAGACGTTTTAATCATTGGCTCTCCGCACCATTGGCAAGTAGTTTTTACTGGCACAAATCTATGACTTTCTTTCAATACTTTTCGTCTTGCTTTCTTTTGCTCCAGCGAAACTTCCCTTTTGCAATCTAAACAATATTTTTTTGTAGGATTGACTGAGCCAAGTAGAATGCCACAGCGCTCGCAGTATTTAATTTCCATGCTGCATCTCCTCTTTCAGTCTTTCTTCTCTGTTGTGCCGTTCAAAGCACTGGTTGATACATTTCTCCATCCACAGCACCTTGTTGGCATCGTTCCGGGACACGCCAGCAGCCATTGCCAGCTTTAGTCTGCGCTTCCGGCTTTGCGCCCTGCGAAAATTCGTCACCAGCACTCACCAGCCTTGTCTGTGATGAACTTCGGGACTTCCTTGCCTGTGGCAATGCACAGCGCAACTAGCTTTTCGACCCAGATGTCAAACAAGCTTTCTTTTGGCATATAGCACTGTCCAACACAAGGCTCCTTAAAGCTTTTCCAGATCGTCAGGCCGACAGCGCCATCCGTGACCGTCCATATCATACTGTAGCCTTCATTGCACAGGTTGTACAAAATGTCTCGTGCTCTGCTTTTGGCTTCGTTGATTTCAAAGGCATCCCAGCGATTTTTGCTTTTCTCATAGGCTTCCACCGCCTTGTTAATGGCGTTGTGCGCTTCGTTCGGGTGTTCAAGGTCTACCTTTAAAGTGATAATCTGCTCCATGTTCAGCCCTCCTTATACCGCACCGTCAAACGCCTTATCCATAGCGTCCATGACAGGCTTTAAGCGTTCCAGCGTGTTGTACTTCTGCTTGAAGCTCTGTGCATCCCGGAAAGCATCTGCCATCATCTGACTGTGTAAGTCCGGGTGTTCCAGAACCTCTTTCATCGGCATATAAGACCGAACAGGCGGTTCATCCGGCGCAACCACCGTAACGTTGACGTAGGCTCTGACAGGCTCCTGCGTATCCTCGCTGGTGATGCGAATTGCGCCAATCATCTGCCGCGCCTGACCCTGACGGTACTTCTCTGCGGCAACCTCGTCTCTCCACTCAAAGTCGTTATGCAGAACCGATTCCTTCGGTCTAGCATAATCGACAACTAGCTCCGGCGTAAGCTTTCCGCTGTTCTGCCGGATTTCTTCAAATGCACTAGCGGCTTCATCGGCAGTTGCCTTGTAACAGCACTTGTCGTTCTTCCACTGATAACCAGTTTTAATGTTCATTTTTTGCTCCTTTCTGAATTTTTGGCTCCATGCCAGCCTGAACGAACCCGAACGTGCCACTCATGACCTTAACGCTCCAAACCTCGCCAGCCACTCCACACGGCACCCTGTCTTGCCAATCCGTGCCACATCCCGCCTTAACAGCCTAACCTCGCCGGAACCCAACATAGACCGCCTAGCCTAACCAGCCTTAACGAACCTAACACTAACGTTCCTAAACAAGCCGAACCCCGACTGCCAATCCATAACCGACACAAACATACCTCGCCGAAATCCGGCCTAACATTCCGCGCCTTAGCTCACCTCACCAGCCAAAAGAGCGTTATTCGCTCAGTTCAACATGGAATGCGCCCCAGCTCCCGCCCTTTTCGATGCGCCACTCGCCAAGACCGCACTGGTCACCACCAGCGTTCAGCATATTCACAATGTCGGACAGGCTGAAGTTGCCGTTCTCGTTGAAGGAGATGGTAACGTCCATGTACCAATTGGCGAACTCAGGACGATAGCGCAGGTCTGCGGTTCCCATGCCGATACGAACAGAATCCTCACGGCCTACGAACTTCGGCTCGCCTTCCGGCTTGAAGGACTTGATTTTGATAAACTCAGAACCGTTGTCTCCGAAAATCATAAATGCGCCACGAGCGGAAACCTTATCCTTCGTCCAGCCCAGACGGAATGCAGCGGAAACGGCAGCAGCCTTAACAGCGCAAGCAGGGAAACCGAACTGCTCAGATGCTGCGTACTTGTCCAGCAGCTCTTCTGTCCAGTCAGCGTAGGCAACGTCCGGCTTGCCGTTCATCCAGTAAAGGGCTTCAGCGATTTCGCCGTAGACGTTCTTAGCCTGCTTCTTGTCCTTCTTGAGCTTCGTACCCTGCTGAGATGCAAGCAGCTCTTTTTTTGCCTTCTCGCTCCATGCGTGGACAATCAGTGGAGAATCGCCGATAATGCGGATTTTGGCGGTTTTCTTAACAATTGGCTTGATGCAGACAACGGTAGCTTCTTTCTTAGTCATTTTAGTTCTCTCTTTCTTTTTTGCTTGTTTACTCAAATGCGTTTGCAGTCACATTTGGGGTTCTTTTTCGGTATTCTGTTCGATTTCAAGAATCTTGCAGATGCTCTGGATAATCTTCTCCGGCTTTCGCTCGCCGCGAAGAATCTTGTAGAGGTACGAATCATCAAGGAACAATCCAGTATCGCTTTGAACCGCCTGAATCAGCTCCGTTTGCTTCATACCTCGCTGCAACAGCTTCATCTTCACTTCCAGCTCAAAGCCAGAACGGAAGTTTTCTTTCAAAATTCCACCTCCATTTGCTAAAATCTATTGACAAGTACGGAAAACTGTACTAATATAAGGGTGTAGAGAGTTTATATTGTACAGCGTTCTGTACTGCCTATGTCTGTATTATAGTACAGGCTTCTGTACAAGTCAACTCTTTTGTACAAAATTCTGTGCATTTGTATACTTGCACAAATATTGGAGTGTTCTTATGTCGGACTTGTACAGTAACATTCATGCACTCTGCGAAAAAGATGGCATCAAAGACGGAACCCTTTGCAGCAACATTGGGATTCGCCGCAGTTTTCTTTCTGAATTGAAAGCTGGAAGAACTAAAAGCCTGTCCACAGAGGTTCTTTCTAAGATTGCAGCTTATTTCAACGTATCGGTTGACTACCTTCTTACTGGCGAGCAAAAAGAAAACCCGCCCCAGCAGCCGCAAAGCGAAGTTGACGCAGCAGTGGAGCGGATTAGAAGAAAACTTGAATCTATGCCGAAAGAACAGCGTGAAGCGCTGATGAACCTGATCGAGAAGATGTAACGTTCATGCCCGGTAAAATAAAAAACCCCTTGTGCCGGGCTGGTGTAGCTCTGCGCAAGGGGTTTTCTGTTATTTTAGGTCTAGGGCTTGCTCCGCTGCCGGAATCTTTTCAGGATGTTCCAGCAGCCATGCAATAAATCGGTCAATCTTGGCTCTTTCCTGTTCACTCATTGTGTCATATCCTCCCGATCGGTAAGTACGGACGTTCATTTGATATGATTATACACCTTTCAGTTGTCAAGTCAATGCGTTTTTAACAACTTTGTGAAAATCGAGTGTTTTCTTCACATCCATTACTTTGTATCAGGGAAGCCAAAAATTGCAATGACAATGATTAAGAGCCATATTAAATTTAAGTTACCCTTTGCTTTGTAACATTCCGTTGAGCATGGAACGAAAGGGATTTTCGGGCAGCTTGTCAATCACATCTGCTTTGACGAGCGCATTTGTGCTGATACTGTGCGAAACATTGTTTAGCTGCACAATGGCATCGTCCAAGTCTTTTACGGTTGCTCCACGCCTTTCCATTGACTGAAGGAAAGTTTTCACTTCTTCAAGAACGACAGGGTTTTCGGTTTTATAGAATCCGTTCGTAAAGTCCATCTTTCCTCCAATCACAGCTCTACGAGCTGTCCGTCAATGCGTTCGATGTTGTCTGCCGGGTCTCGTCCATCGTCTAAGGCGGCTACGGCACGTTCCAAAATGCCTTTTGCTTCGAGGTAAGCATCTTTATCAGCTTCGTACCCAGAAAGGCTCATGACAAGCTCCAGCGTCCGTCTACGAGCGTATGGGACAATCAAATCATCTACGGTTCGGATCATTAGCTTTCCTCCCATGGTTCAGGTGTGTGTGGTTGCCCATCGGGAACGCTAGCGGGCATTCCGTCGATGATCGGCATACGTTCATGGTTCCAGATTACAGTTTCTTTCATTTTTGTTCCCTTCCTCTTTGGAATTTTTTGACAATACAGTTATAACATAGGCTGCTGTTGGTTCTCCATAGCAGCTTTTTCCATTTTTTGGCTTGTCGAACCCGGCAGGTTTGCCGGATTTTGTTGAAAGGGTGAGAATTTATGGATGAATATTTAGTAAGAACAGCCAAAGCATTAGAGATGGCTCGAATGCGTTCCGGCTTGAGCCAACAGAAATTGGCAGCACGGATGGGCGTGAATCGTGGCACGATAGCCAATTGGGAGCAAGGTCTGGCAGCAATCTCCCTGCCGATGGCTATGCGTTGGTTCACCTACTGCGGCGTATCGGTGGCTCGATACATGGACGCTTGCATTCATCCGGGACTACTTGAACACCTTGAGGACGACCCTTCCGACATGGAGAAACGGCAGATTCTCATAGATGCTATGATGGAATGTTCTTCCTATGAGATAGATGCCTTGCTGTACATCCGGTACGGAGATCACGGCTCAGACCACATCGGCGTATTGACGGAGATTCTGGCAAACCTCCACACGCCGTTGAAGGACAGGGTCGCTGTCTGTCGGATGGCATCCGGTAACTATGAGATGGCACAGGCTACCGGAACAGACCCAGACCCGAACGGAACCGCCCCAAAGATGGAGATTCTTTATCAGGCACAGGACGCTGGAACGGAAGCAGCCATGAAGTCCAACGATTCCTATACCGTGAATCCCAATAATATAAGTGGCTGATTGTCGAATTATCGAAGTTTTTACGGTATACAGGGGGACGTGCTCCACTTTTTGTACACAATAGGCCTGTTATAAATATGGTTTTGGGTTGTCATTTTGTCCCCCATAGGTTCGTAAATGGCAGATTTTCGCGGATGCAATTAACGAGTTTGCGTGAAATTTTCGTTCATCAAAGCGTGACTTGTCAATTCGTCCCGCATTGGTTTGATTACACTCCATTTCCTGTACACGATAGAACCGTCAGGTAGGTTATAGGGCTTGATGGACGTTTCTTATTCAGCAAAAAGAGTTGTCGTTTTCAACAATCTACCCGTTGAAGAGAAGAAATTGTTGAAAATGTATCGTCGTCACTATTTGATGATGATTATTTATCTCTTGTTTATCTCTTGTTTATATATATAGTAAGAACGTGTACAAAAAGTGGAGCATTGTGTACATAAAGTGGAGGAACGTGTACAAGAAGTGGAGGGTATCGTGTACAAAAAGTGGAGTGTCGTGTACAGAATGTGGAAGTCGATTGTTGAAAAATAATTGTGTACAAAATTATTGACGTGTACACAATACAGTGGTATAATAGGGTAGAAGAAATGAGGTGATGCAATGCAAGAATTGACAGGAAACAACCTTGTCGAAAAGAGCAAGGCATTGGTTTGGGCGAAGTTTACGGACTACACAGCAGGCGAGCTTCGGCTGCTTGAGGTCTATCTGAGCCGTATCAATCCGAGAGACCCAGAAAGCTCTAACGTGTCGTTTACGCTGGCTGAATATTGCAAACTGTTGGATTTGAAGCTCAATTCAAAGAACTTGAAGTCGCAGGTTAAGCACTTTTTGGGAAACGTGGTTTCAGTACCACTGAATGCAGATGGAACAGAATATGTGATGTATCCGCTGTTCACAAAGGCAGAGGTTAAGTTCAATCGAGAATCTCTGTCTTATGACGTTTCAATCAACTGTAATCCTGACTTGCGACCTGTGTTTTTCGACATTGCAAGAAGTGGCTACGTCAAATACCGTCTGCGCTATACGATTGGGATGAAACAGCAAGCATCTATTCTGATGTACAGCATGATTCGGGATTGGATGAATCGTTCTTTGACATCGAACAAGATTGGGCTGAAGCAGCTGCGTGACCACTTGGGAGCAAACGACGCAAGCTATGATGACTTCCGGGCTTTGCGGCGCAGAGTTCTTGAACCAGCAGTGGAAGAGATCAGCAATGTTTCGGACATCGTTGTTGACTTCGAGAAGATTTGCACAGGACGAAAAGTAGTTGCGGTTGAGTTTCGATTCGGGTACAAATCCAAGCAGCCCGTCATAGATGCCGATTCTAGCGAGGTTGATTGTGAGACGGCTAATTCCAAGCCGGAAATCAAAAAAGCCACAAGAAAGCCCCGCACAAGCGGATACGAAGGGTACGACTGGTCTGTGTGCGATGCTCTATCCGTTCAAGAGTGCATCGAGGTTGCAAAGGTTGTCGAGGTAAAGATGATGGAAGAGCACCCATCTATCAAGCTGCCAAAGCGGAGAGATGCGGTCTATGACATCGTAAAGGCTGCGTATGCGGATATTCTTTCAATCAACCGTGACCCTTGGCCTGACCACCCGAAGCGGTATCTGATTGGCAGCTTGAAGAAAGACGGCGCGATTGAAGAGTATCTTCCGGCTTTTTATGAGATTGACGCATTGCAAAAGTAGTCAGATACAGCACATTGAGCAGAATGAGCAGATAATGTAGAAAGGAGAAAGAGTATGGTTCCAATGTTTCCGAAAAACTTTGACAAAGACAAGTGGTACATGACTAAAGACGTTATGCCGGATAAAAGCCTAGAAGGATGGCCGCATGGGCTTTTACTTCGTATCGAAGATAAGAAAACAGGAGAAAAAAGTTTCATAATCGGCGAGTACGATACAATCAACGGCAAATGGTTTGATTCCGATAGCAATGAAATCAAAGGAACTGTAATTGCATGGCACGTCACGCCTGTGTTGTGGGTCGGAGACGAGGTAAAAGCAGCATATCCGTTCTACTAAAAAGAAAGAGTGATAAAATGGCAAAAGTTTCCTACTCTGCTTTGAATAAAGCAGAACTTGAACTTGAAAAGAAGTTTGATTATCAGTTTCGGTTTAATCATCATGGGAATCAGGCTTCTGTAAAGGTTTTGCCGCAAAGAAGTTATAGTGAACTAACGCCTGACGAAGCGATTGAAGCCGGAAAGTCTTTGATTGAAGCTGGTAAAGCAGCGAAAGAGTTCGTTTATAACGGATATTTTATAGATTGGGGAGAATAAAAATGGCAAAAATTATAGCTGTCGCCAACCAGAAGGGCGGCACAGGAAAGACCACAACAAGCACCTGTTTGGCCGGTGCGTTGCAGCTGCTTGGCAAGAAAGTGTTGCTGGTGGACTGCGATGCCCAGTGTAACGCAACGGACACCTACGGCGCACAGACAGAGGACGTATGCACCCTGTTTGACGTGATGACACGGCAAGGAACAGTAGAGGAAGGAATCCAGCACTGTGAAGCTGGTGATATTCTTCCGTCCGACAGTGCATTGAAGGACATTGACGAGCAGCTTGTCCGGGACATGGGCAAGAACTTCCGGCTGCGAGAAGCCCTTGAAAGCGTGTCCGGGCAGTACGATTACATTGTGCTGGACACTCCCCCGCAGCTTGGTCTTGCGCTTGTGAACGCACTGATCGCCGCCAACAGCATCATCGTACCCATTACAGCAGACCGATATGCGCTTGCCGGATTGAGCCAGCTTTCGCAGACAATTGGTGACATTCGCAGATACTTCAACCCGACCTTGAAGATTGAAGGTTTGCTCCTGAATCAGTACAAGAGCCGTGAGAACCTGTCCAAAGAGGTTGTAGAGCAGCTCCCTGTGATTGCACAAAGCATGGGAACAAAGCTGCTGGACGTGAAGATTAGACCGTCTATGGGCGTTCGCAAGGCGCAGGCAGAGCGGCACAGCCTGTTTAGCGGTGATACGGCAAAGAGCACAAGCGCAGAGGATTTCAAGGCATTGGCACAGATGATTGTGAAAGGAGAAGAAAATGAGTAAGAAGATTGTAGACGTTGCTCCCTTGATGGAATATTATCGAAACAGACTTCTTGAAGAAGGCGACAATCAAGCGTTGGAAGATGCGTTAGAAAGGTTAAGAGCGTTAAGAAATGCTGATGTGCAAGATTTACAGCCAAAAGCAACATGGGAACGTCCAGAGGGTTTGACTTTTATTATTCAGGACGATTATGATAACAGCCATGCAGAGCAAGCAATCAAATGCAGTAATTGTGGTAGTATGATTTCCGAAAGCGATTTCGACAAGTGGATTTGGAATTTTTGCCCAGTATGTGGCGCAAAAATGGAGGAAGAAAAATGAAACCAACCAGCAAAAAATCCTCAGGTCTGCTTGGTGGGTTTGACTTCCAGCCTGTTTTTTTGGAGCAGACATTAAGCCGAAGTGAGCCAAAGGAAGAAGAAGTGAGCCAAACAAAGCCGAATAATGCCGAACAAACACCGATTAAGCCTAGTGATGCCACAGACAGCCATGCACAGCCGAGTGAAGCAGAATTAAGAAGTATTAAGCCGAAGCGAGCCAAAGACAGCAAAAGTCAGCCGAATGATGCCATGTTAGGCGAAGGTAAGCCGAAGAAACTGAAACAGGCGAAAGAAGTTCAACACCTTATCGAACAAGGCGATGTATCAGGTGCGCTAGCAGAAGCTAGCTTGACAAAGAAAAAAATCCCGATGCCGGAATCGCATCAAGGTGTTGCAAGCGGGGACGGCAAGCGTTCTAAGCGCATTACCATCCTTATGAGCGAAGAAGAACGCAAGTACATCAACCGTGAAGCTAGACGGCACGGAATGACCATCGGACAGTATGTGTACGCTCTGGCTGCTGCGGCGGCAGAAGGAAAGATTGAATTGGAAGATTTTCTCGAAGATTGAACCAAAAATAAAAAACACGCATTTTCTAACGAATTGACGTTGAAATGCGTGCAGTTTTCGGGCTATTGACATTCATGCTAGCAAGTGTTATACTATTATTGCTAGCCAACAAAGGAGGGATTGAGTTGGCTAAAAGTAGCGCAGAGTATTATCGAAAGCGTCGTGAAACCATCGGTCAGTTCAGTGTTCCAATTCCGAGAGAGAAGCTCGATGCTTTAACGGCAAAGTTAAAGGAACAAGGGAAAACAAAGACCAAATGGCTTAACGAGATGATAGATAAAGAACTTGAGCAATAAAAAATCCCCTAAACTGTTCGTAACTTGGCGGTCTCAGACAGTTTAAGGGATTACACTCCATACAACTATGGATGATAAATCCATTATATCATCTTCATGGTTGTATTACAAACAATATTTTGTGGTAAAGCCAATGAACATTCCAGCAACGAAAGAAGAGATTCTCGAAAATTTCAAGCAAAACAGCAACGGCCGTCCGCTCAACAAGGATGATTATGAGATTGCAGAAGCATTATCTCGAATCACTTACAAGGCGTATGAGGTCGGCATGGAAGATGCCAAACAGTTAAATATGGAGGATATGATGGATAACAAGAGATGTAACGCACTCCACGTTTTTAAGAGCAAGGCCTTTGGTCAGCTTCGCACAATTGAAGAAGATGGTAAGATTCTTTTCTGTGCTTCTGACGTGGCAAAGGCGTTGGGATATAGCAATCCGAGAGATGCAATTTCCCGCCATTGCAGGGGTGTCGTGAAACGCGACGCCCCTACACAGGGAGGAGTCCAAGCAATCGCTTTCATCCCAGAAGGTGACGTTTACCGTCTTATCACACACAGCAAGTTGCCCGGCGCAGAGAAGTTCGAGAGTTGGGTTTTCGATGACGTTCTTCCGTCTCTCCGAAAGGATGGCTATTACAGTCTTGCCCCACAGGAGAACAAGCCCGACACACAGAACGATGCAGTCTTGCAAGTGCTGATGAAAAACACGGAAGTCCTGCAAGCAATCGTTCAGCAGAACCAGCAGATTATGATTGCTCTTACCAACCTGTCTGTAAACGATGCAAAGCGCACGATGGAGATTCAGCCTTACACCTCCCATCAGGGGCAGAAGGGCGACGGCAAACGTAGCAAGCGAATCACAATCCTTATGAGTGACAGCGAGCGGACGTTCGTTACGAGAGAAGCACGAAAGCACGGATTCACGGCAGGGGAATACATCTATAACCTGTCCGTTGCAGCATCGAAAGACCAAATTGATTTAGGCTGATAAGATTGGAGGATTGACGCATGATGATGTCGAAGGAATTTTACGAAGGAAACATTAGCCGTTTACAGAAAATGGTTAAGCATGGAATTTATGTTCTTTTGTTCGATGCTTTTGCTGTAGTAGTTCAGATTCCTTTTATCTTAGCTGGTAAATGGGTTGCAGCGCACTTGATTTTGTCCATTGCCGTATCTTTTGTAGCGGGATTTAGCTTTAACACGCTTGTAGATAGCAAAAGACAACTTGATACGTACAAAGCAGATATGGAATTGTACTACACCAAAGAAAAATTATTTATGTGAGGGAAGAAAAATGAGCGCATACAAATCACACAGGTGTAGGAGCAAAGAGGAACAAGCTATGAATGCTTCCGAATTTGCCGAATACATGAGCAATAGAAGAATAAGAAAGTAACGAACAACGCACTATGGAGGTATCAGTATGACTTATGGAGAAATGGAAAATTTTGTAATGAATATGGATGATAAAAAAATAATAGATATTTGCGAAAATATTTATTATTGGAGAGAAACAGGAACACTTGGAGAAGGAACTGTCTTATCAAAATTAGCCAAAGAATCAAACTTCCCTGATGTTAAAATGATAGAGATATTAGTCATCAGTGAAGCTCATACAAGGTACAAAAATCTCGTCTTGCTTTTGATGAAAGACATGCCATCCAACTATATGAAGTAAAACAACCCCCTGCGTAGCTTTATCGGCTATGCAGGGGATTCATTTTATTTATCTGTAACGCAGTCCCAATAGGCATACGCTTTGCCGTCCACAGCATCGCTGTCCTCAAGGAACGCCTTTGCCATGTCAGCGTAGAAGCCCGGAGTGTCAACGGACTGACGCTTTGCGACCTGACAATAATCCGAGTACATCATGTTCATGACGGCCCAGAAATCGTTCGGGTCACAGGTGATATTGCGCTGCTTGGCAACGTCCTGTGTCTGTTCCAGCGTCCAGTGACAGCCCTTCGTGCCGTCAGCATTCACCATGCTGTCGCACCATTCCTCCGCTTCATCATGGGTGAGGTGCTTGCGTGGCATCTTGATGGAACGGCTGTCCGCACCGCCATGCTCATACTGCCCAGACCGCTTGTCCCAGTCTCCGTTCTGCGAGAAGCCAATCTGTGGCATCTTGCGCCCATACTCTACGTCAGGGTAGCGGGGGATAGGGTAGGGGTCGATGTAGCGGTTCTCTTCCTGCGGATAGTAGGGGGAGCGGTCGTTGCCACCTTCCAGCTTGCGCAGACGGCGTTCCAGCTCACGTTCCCTGCGGTCACGCTCTTCCTCAAGGCGGTCACGTTCCGGCTCACGGTTTTTGTCGTGGTCACGGAACATCATCATGCGGCGAAAAGTGTTCTTGCCCATAATCTATACCTCCTTAGGAAATGGACGCAGGCGCACCGGCGTGGGAGCGGCAGAAGCAGCCAAGATACTTAAACGTGCCGGTGCCGGTTGCAGACGTTGCCACACGGGTAGCGTAGCGGGTGCGGGTGTGGATGCTCTCGGCGGTCGCCTGAGCGCAGTTGCAGTCGGTCAGAGGGTATGCGGTCGTGCCTGCACCTATGGTAATGACCACAGGGGCGTTGATGGTGGTCGTGTCCGGTATGCTCTGGGCAACCACGATGCAATACTTCTCTCCGTTCTGGTATGCGCCAGCAGGGATGTTGATGGTCAGCGTGTCATTGGCGAACGTCACCGCATCCGAGATGACGAGGTGCGGGCACAGACGGCAGCTTGTTTTGCAAGCCATAATGTTTTCCTCCTAAAAAATCAGGGGCAGAGGTGTCTTACCCCTGCCCCGATGGTTCACCCGGTGTTATCGGGGAGTGTGTTGGTTAGCAGCAGCCGCTCTGGATGCCAGCCAGAGAACGAGAAGTGTCCTGCTGGTAGAAGCCCTCAGAAAGAGCCGCGCGGGTATCTGCGCCGCCCTGACCGGTTGCACCGGTGCCCACCAGATAGGGGATGTAGCTGTTCATGCCGTTGTCACCGCCGTTCCGGCCATAGCCGTTTGTGCCCCAGCCGAAGATGATAGCGAGGATAATAACCGCCCACAGACCTTCGTTGCCGAAGAATCCGCCGTTGTTATTGCCGCCGTCCTGCCCAGCCAGATAGCCAGTTGCAAAATCGTCCATTAAGCCCTTGCAACGCTGGCGGAAAGACTACACGAGCCGCCGCCACAGGCAGCACCGAGCCAGAAAGGCTGCGGCAGCTGTCCGGCGTTGCGCACCATATTGCCAAGCACGGCGAAATGGTGACGTTTTGTCACCATTTTCGTGACGTGACGAAATTGCTCTTGTGCGGCGTACATTTTGCCATCACCGGCAAAATGGTCGTATGTAGTGCTTGCCATGATATCCTCCTTACTGCTTTTGTAGCGCTGCCCTTGCGCGGTCAAAGAAAAACTGAACGGCCTTGCTCATGGTCTCCTCAGTAATAGCCCAGCTGATCAGCTTGCCCCACCGGCTGTTGTTCAGGTAGGTGCGCAGCATCCTGACGCACCACGCCTTGCGCTCTGCGCCGCGCTTTGTGCCCTGAATCTCGCGCTCCGCTTGGTCAATGAGGTTGAGCACAAGCGTCTTGACCGCTGCGCCGTAGCCCAGACGGATAAGCCCCAGCACAAGCGACACAGCGCCCACAACGATGAGCACCAGCGCCAGCCACGCGGGCAGCGGGGTGAGAATGGTGTTAAGAATGGTTTCCATGTGTTAATCTCCTCTCTCTTTTTCGAGATCTTCGATGCGGTGGTTTGCCACCTTGATCTGCTCTTCCAACACTGGTACGCGCTTGGCAAAGTTGTTGTGCTCCTGGACTTCGCGGGTCAGCTCTTCCAGCTTTGTTTCGGTGACGGCCTGCTGCTTGTCCAGCTTGGCGTCCATGCTCTGTGCGGTGCGGTTGTTGGAGACGATCGCGCCGATCAGGCTCAGACCGCCGGTGATGATCGCCACAATGATTGCTTCGCTCATGCGCCCTCCCGGAGACGGGTCAGACCCTTCTTGCGGATGATTTTCGGGTAGTTGCGGGTGGTGGCGTTGAGGTCTACATTTCCCGTAATGCCCGGCACAGAGCCCTTGCTAGTGTGCTGGTGGGCGTGGTAGATGTAATCCACTTTGGGCGTCTTGCCCGTGTAGTCGGCAAGCCAGACGTCCCAACGGGCAGCCAGGCGCTGCATGTCCAACTCATAGCTGTAACCCGTGTAGGTGTACAGCTGGGCATAAAAGCCCATAGCTTCCACCTTTTCCAGCGCATACGCCACCACGTTGGTGAGGTCAAGCGTGGAGAGCTTTTTGATCTTGTTTTCTTCCACGTCCACGCACACGGGCATGGTGAGCTCTTTGCCTCGTACCGCTTCCCGCACAAGGGCAAGCTCTGCATCTGCCATAGCCTCGCTAGTGGCGTAGGTGTAGTAGTAGACGCCCACGTCCAGCCCAGCGGCCCGGGCGTTGCGGTAGTTGCGCTCAAATGTCGGGTCGATGTACAGTCCGTCTGCCCGCTTGCTCATCTTCGGATTCGTGGAGACCGTCTTGAGCATGACACCCTTGTAACCAGACGCTTTGACCCTGCGCCAGCCGTCGAGGGTGATTTTGCCCTGATACCGGCTCACGTCGAGGTATCGGTAAGGCAGCGGCCCGCCCCAGCCGGGGGGAGCGGCGCTCTGGGTGTCCACAGTGGACGCGTCATAAATGCTTTTCTTGTCGTTGTAAATGCGGTACTCGCCATCCGGTGCGCCGGAGACGTCT